GGTACTTTTTAGCGGCCCCCTCCCCCCTCCCTATCTATATTTTTATATTTATAAATTTATATTTAGGAAAAGCTTGATGTTTATGTTTTTATATTAATTTGTGTCGTTTTCTTCTCGCTCTTCGACCTCTTCTGCGCTTGGGGCGGTGGTGGTCTCGGTCGGGAAGTCACTTCGCTTTACTTTTGCGTAGATTCCGAGCGGATCGTACTCGATGATCTCGTCGATAGCGTCTTCTACTGCTCGACTATACTCTTCGTCAGACAGATCGCTGGACACTACAGCTATTCGAGCAAGGTATCCACAGGAATTGTAGCCGTGCATCGTGTCGAACACGAACCAATCTTTCCATTGTGTGAACGGAGAGAACGGATTGTCCAAGGTAGACAGCATATACTCTTCAGGCATCACGTCTCCTCCTTTCCATACAGGATTCTATTGACTTGACTCTCCGGCATTCCAAGGGCTCGAGCGATCTCACCAGTATTGTGTCCGTACTTCCGCATGTTCAGCACTCTCTGTCGTTTAGCAGGCGGCACTACAGTTGTTGCTCTCGGTGTTGCTTTCTGTCTGATTGCTCCCTGATCTGCCTTCTGGAAGATCTTTGACAGCTTCGTATCAGCGATTGCTCCACGCTGAATAGCTTCCCACTCTTTGTCAGTGATCTCGATTCGAGCTGCCTGTGCGCCGAACTTCCTGCGTGCTGCATTCAGCGCCTGGGACTTGATCTTCTTGACCCTGTCATCGGAGAGATTGGGATTGGCTGCACGCCTAGCATCCACTTCAGAGTTGGCTGCAAGCTGCGCCTGTCGCTCGCGAGGTGCATTCTTGAGCGCTTCAGTAAGCTTAGCATTCAATGAGGCGACTTCGTTCTTGTATTCCTTTGCAGCCTGGGGGTTGTATTCCAGTCTTCCAGTATTTGCAAGTTCTTTTCTCGCCGCATTTCCAAGAGCTTTCATGCTATTGGCGTATTCAGCGTAGATGGCTTCCATCTTTGTACCAGGATTGTCTCTAGATCCACCTGATGTTAAAGTGTATGCATCTTTCGCTTCATACATCTTCGTGCTCTCGGTAGTTACTTTCTCAGTCTTCTTGTTCTTGAGATCGTTTCCATCCGAGTATGTTCTGGTCTTCTCTTTCTGTCCAGTAACAGGGTCTTTCTTGAAGTAGTATTCGCGTCCGTTCTTGTCCGTGTACACATTCACCTGTTCACCAGTAGACTTGAGCTTGGCCGTTGTTCTGGTTTCATTGGTAGGAGTCCAGATCTTCTCACCTGTTTCGGGGTTGATTCTGTACCTCTCTTTTCTGTCTTCCGGATGAGCTTCAGATTTAGCCCTAGAGATCAGCGTCGATGCTCCGCCCTTCTGATAGATCGCCTTAAGTTCATCGATTCTATTGTCTCGCTCAGACTGCCTGTAATCCAGATGATGCTTCTGCGCATCGATTACAACCATCGAATGACGAACCGCTCGTGCTAACTCGTCATCAGGAGCACCCTGTAATGTCATGTCAGTAATCAGGTTACTGACCTTACCCATTTCAGTCTGCTTCGTCTGATCTTTCATCTTAGGCGCACTATCGGGAAGCGGGTATCTCTCTTTAGGATCGAATCCCTCCAGTCCCGGCAGTATGTCTCTAGTCTTGATCTTTGTTTTAGCATCCACCGGCAGGACCAGTACTGTGTCACCGTCGAAGTCAGCACCTGACATCTTTGCTGCAACCTTACTATTAATGCCTACTGCGTCCTGTGCGTTATTGATAACTTTGTCCGCTACAGTGCCCTTGTTACGTACCTTCAAACGAGGGCTTTCAAATGTTCCAGCGTACGGGTATCTGACAAGTACTACTTCCTGACCTTCTGGTAAACGAGGCGCATAAATCTCGTTTTCTTTCAGATCGTTGAACGGCAGAATTACACGGCTTCCCTGTCGAGGTAAAGCCGCAGCTTTCAGATGCACAGCAGCCGCATCACAGTCATCCGCAAACGACTGCAGTAATGCGCGTTTTACTGTCGGATTGGTTAATGCGCAGATGTCTTCATAATCGTTCTTCTGGTTTTCATATGAAATTCCAAGCTGTCTCTGCGCTAATCTCCAATCCTGCTTACTTAAGAACTGAGAGGCAAGGGTCGGTTTCCAATCATTCCAGTCGCCTTCCTCGTTTACAACGTTAATACAAGAGAGCTGCTTTTTACCATTCTCATCTGTATAATACCGCTGTACACGAGTCAGTTTGTCTGTCGGTTTAATGGACGCGCCGAACGGATTTTCCATATCGATCGGACCGTCTTTCGATCCGTCTACCGTCTGCATCGGTTTGAAGACCTTGTCCATAGGTGCGCCGCGATGTTTGTTCGAATTGTACACAATGTCGTAACCATCCGGAACGTCTCCGTAAAGGGCCATTCCTTTCATGTAATACCGATCATCTACTGCAACTCGAACCTGTGCATACAGCGCATCTCCTAAAGAGATGTCTTTTACACCCTGACGAAGCTCGATAGTTCCGTCTTTGTCGGCACCGCCATCCTCGTTATATCTGACGAGGATTCGACTAGAGTCAACGGATTTGAAGCCACCATCCAAACCAAGTTTAGTGACGTTTCCGTCTTCATCTACAACCTTGTCTACACCGATCGTCTTAATGTCGTATTTGTGATCTTTGAGCTCCTGATATGTTACGTCATCAGGGCAAAGAACTTTCATTGTGGTCTTGTGGTTTGTCCCAAGCTGATCGTACTGAACCTTGAGTTCCTGATAGCCTTCCTGCTTCAAAAGTTCTACTGCGTTCTTCAGACGATCTTTCGAGATGTTGGGACCAAGGTACAGATTTGCACCTTCGGTGACGTCAATGTACCGATTCTTATCGACGTAGTCTCTAAGAATCTCGGCGGTCTCCTGAGTGAGGTTGGTCCTTCGAGCGCGTTCTTCGTTGAACCACGATCTAACGGTCGATTCGCCTTTCGGACCAAGCCCCATGATCTCTGCGATCTTGGGGTTGGAGTAGCCTTTGTCTCTCAACTCATAAGCTCTATTTACATTCTCAGACCGAATCTCAGCACGTCCAAGCGCCATGATACTTTTCAGCTGAGGAGTGCTCATATTCCACTGATGCGCAATCTGTGTGAGCGTGAGTCCCTGCTTCTTGAGCTCGTTGGCTCTCATGTACATGTTCTTGTTGCGCTGCGGATTTTTACCTGATCCCCACGGATACCGGCCAGAATGTCTGGGTGTTCCATAGTGATACAGAAAGTCTTCGAATTCGGGAGTGTGGTTCATAATGCTTCTTCCTCTTTAATCTGCTCGATCAATCTGTCAAAGGCTACAATCTTGTCCATAATCGGTGCGATCACATCAGCTGTGGGTTCTCCGATAAGGACGTCGTCGTTCTGGTAGATGCGAAGCTCGATCTTAATGTCTCCCGGTCGAATGTCGTATTCTAAGCAGAACAGTGCAGCATAGATTTCAAGCTGCTTCAAAGAGGCCGGCGTTGTGCCGGTTTTCAGATCATGGATTCTCAAGAACCCATCGTTGTATGCAATTGCGTCTGCAGTACCGAAGCAGTTAGGAGAGTAATACAACACCTGCTCAGTTCTCATTCGATAACCGATTGCGTCGTTGATGTACCTGTTCAGCGTCTTCTTGGATTTGGCCTGCTTGATTCCCATCTGGATCGCAGTGGCCGCCCAAGCGTGTAAGACCGTACCTCTAGCTGCTGCCAATTTGGCTCTGTATACTTGCGCCATTTTCTCAGGCGTGTAGTTGAGCCAGTTGTACGTTGACGCGCCTAGTAAGGCATGGTCACCGCTCTTCACTGCCCGCGAGTGATCGTTCCAATGCATCTAGTACTTCCTCCTTATTCTCTGGGAATATAAATGCCGAGAACGACATATTGTTCATCGTCTCGACATAGTAATCCTGGTTCGGTTGATGACGTGCATTCCGATCACGCTTCACTTCAAGGGTGGCCCATCTATCTCCATGAAAAACAGTGAGATCTGGAATTCCTTGCATGTAGCTGCTGTCGTTCTTCAGAACAATGCAACCAGGCAATCGGGATTTCAGATCTCGTATCAGTTCAGCTTGAAACTTATTTTCGTTTTTCATGTTGGCCTCCTTTTCCACACACAAAAAAAAGAAAAAGGGCCGAAAATTCACATACTCTCTCCCCTTCTATAATAAGCATGGATTTTTTTGCGTGATAATTGCACGAAAAAAGAGAGCCCAAGATTACTGAGCTCTCTTTCGTTGCTTTACGTCCCTGCGAAGCTACGCTCGTTGAAGTTTTGCTTGTTCTTCAACGCACGGCCGATAGCCACATCGATTGGGGCGAATGATCTGATGTGGTAGTAGTTCAAACAACTGTATGGTGTGTTGAGTCTGTCGATTCGTCCGGCCGCTTGCACGGTCATGCGATAGCTATAGGACTGACTGTAGAATATCAATGCGTCCGTAGCTATGCAGTTCCAGCCTTCAGCGCCGGCATTGTACTGGACGAGGTAGACCCAGCGTTCGGCGTCTGGCACGGGCTCGTGTTTCTGGCCGTTCCATTCAGCGTGGAGAATATCAATAGACTCACAGAGCTGCCGTAAGAGGTTGAGCTCGTAGTCAAAGTTGTAGAAGATGATAACTCGAGGATGATCGCCTATGATGCGTGCGACAGCCTCGAGACGACTCGGGTCAGAGTTCACGACTTTGCGCAGCAAATAGCACAAGCCACTGATCTGTTGTATCGGCTTCTCTTCAAACGGGTCCCACCTGTCTTTCTGTATCCTCATGTATAGGCGTCTGTCGTATTCGGCCCCTACCGAGAAGTGCTTCTGCTCCGTGTCTTTGCGAAAACGCATATGCACTAACGTTTGATTCCGGTAGTACACCAACCGCTGCGTCTCCGCGTACTTTGCTATCTTAGGGTACTTGGCAAAGCGGTCGTACACCACATGCCGGTCCCGAAACTCTGTTATGTTCCGGTAGTACCCATTCGCAATGAACACTGGTGCGTAGTCAGACCACGTATCGGCTGGCGTGGCACTCAGCAGTATCCAGCGATTCTTACGAGCTATCTTGAGGAACGCTTTCACCCATGCTCCTCGGCCCACAACGCGTTGCTCGTCAAATATAAAAAAGGCACCAATTACCTTGTCGTACTTGCGGATGTTGTTCCACGAGTCGACAGTAAGACTGATGCCTGATGGGTTGAGCTCTGCATCTTGGCCTATGCCATAGGTTAAGCACTCCTCGAGCCATTCGAGCGAATCTCGTTTCTTAGCGGTGGTTATAATGTAAAGGTCCCTAGGTCGTTTCATGTCGCCCAGGGCACCCTCACAGTTCTCGCCGCCACACTCCTTGAAATAGTAGTACGCTAATGCGGTCCTACTCTTCCCTGTTCCGACATCGCCAACCAGGATGCAGCCATTGTGCATGCGCTCCACAGCCTGCTGTTGATGCGGGTACAAGCTAACCATTAGAACGGCGCTTCCTCATCCGCATCCAGATGAGCGTACTTCTCCTCGAGCGGATCCGGCTCTACATTTACGTAGAGGGTCTTGCAATACGCCGAGACACCGATGCGACCGCCGAGATTGTAGTTATAGGGCCGGATGCAAATATCAATGTTTCCGGGGTCTACGAAATCGAGCGCGCCAACAGACTCCTCGTCAAGAGTGGTCATATTGGTGCCGCTCACAAGAACGATCTTGGGCGGGTTCTTACCAAAGACCAGGTTGACCTTAATGTAAGCTTCCGGATCTTCGTACTCGTCTCTGGGCTTTGTATACTTGATCGGCCAACCGGCCTCGGCCATCTTGACCGCTTTCTGTGGACTGATAACAACACAGAAGTTCCGCTTACCCTCAGCGTTAAACTGAGTAGGCGCTCCTCTGAAGTTGCGGAAGATCATTCTTGCACCCTCGATGTACTCAACATTATTCACTGCCATGTCGTTTATTCTCCTTTCTTTACCACATAACTGTCATCGAACGGAATCTCATCACCGTCGACGTTCTCCGGTATGTTCATGAAATCAGGTAGAGGGTTCGCATCGCTGTCGTCGGATGTAAACCACTCGAAATCTGTGTACTTAGAGATGGCGTCAACAGCTTCATTCACCTGAGACTTGTAGTAGTCCATGTCAATCTCGGACATTTTGTTCAGGTTGGTCACCATTTCTGACTCCATCCATCTCCAGCCTTTTGTTCCTGTGACGGCGGCGTACTTGTCGTCTTTCACGCGATACAGCAGTCCACCACCAGCGCCAGGCTTCATCGGGCAGAATCGCCCAACTCGTCCAACAAACGTATAGTTGTGCTCCCCATCGGGCAAGCCCTCATTGAAGTCAATATAAATGGCTCCCGAGGTAACGGACTTGGTCTCGCATAAGTCATCAAAGACGATCTCCTCTTTCGAGAAGAGCGACTTGTATACGTACGGCACCTTGAACTGTAAGCCTGTGGCTTCCCACTTTGTGTACTTGCGTCCAGTCTCGTCGCACTCTTCAGGAACGTAACCGTACTCGCGCTTGCACCACTCGGATGAAGCATGACGCGCAATGTACACGGCATCGTTCACAAGGCAAATGCGGCTGTACGTCGCCTGGTGTTCGAAGTTGTAACCGTATTTGTGGCCGAAGTCCATGCAGAACTGGATGATCTCAGGAGTCGCATTCGGAATCTTGATCGAGTCCGTTTTAATGTGCGCCACCTGATACCCTCGCGCCTGCACTTCGTCACGCAGTGTCATCATAAACAAAGCCCCTCTAAGAGCCACGATGTTGTTCTTATTTCGTGGATCCTTAAAGGGGTTGTCGAATGTCGCTGATGTGTAGCCGTAGACACTGTTGATAACAATCTTCAGCGCCTGGGCTAATTTTCCTGCATCGTCCGGACTGCCAAGATACGGCGCAAGCTTGCCGTCAAGCATCGTTTTAGCCGTCTCGTAGTCCTTGTGCTTTATCGCTATCCTCGCCTTGAGAATATCATTGAACCGAGGAGTATACTCGCCGAACACGTTCATCGCAATGATCGATGACGGGTGCAGCGAAGCCACGTCGAGCAGAGCCACGTTTGTGTACACTCCAGGCTGAGCATACACATAGCCGCCAAAGCTGGCTTCTTCTCCTCGGTACATGTTCTTTCCGTCCACAAACTCATATCCAGGGAAGGTCTCCGACAGATCGGTATACACCAACTGCGGATGGCGCTCGTTCCCAAATATAATTTTTGTGGTGTGCTGCCTGGTAGTATCGTTGACGGTAAGGCCAGACAACTCGGCAAGCATCTCTCTTGCCTGGAAGTCTGCTTCTCGATCGTGGAACACCTTCTCGGTCGCATTGACATCGTTATCGCAGTACGCGGCGACTTCTTCCCAACGCTCTTTGGGTACTTCCTTATCCCACGGGAGGCCAAGCTCCTGGTGGTGAATTCCAAGGGCAATCTCCCATTTCTTGAGAGACTGCTTTGTGGAGCAGAAGTCGTACACATCTGCGAACGAAAGATTATACGCTGACGGGAAGAACGCTTCACGATCGCCAGAGACGATCCTTTGAGACAGCTGGTAAAGCTGGAAGTTCGTATACCCCATCATTCTCGCGAAGAGGATGTGGTTATCGTACTTCCGGTTGTTGAAGCCGATCAGAGGCAGTTTGACTAGCTCTTCAATGTCGGCTCCAGTCGGGTTGATCATCCTTACGACAGCATCATCCGGATCGCCGTCGTATTTCCAGTTAACGAGCAACAGGTTGGGGAATACTTCACAGTCGAAGAACACATAGCGTTCATCGTTCCGCGTTTCTTCGTTTTCCTTCTGCTCAGCGGACTGGAACTTCATCTTCGTTACCTGCTTTAAGCAGTACAACGACTGATGGCTACTTTGGCTGGCAAATGAGATGATTGCCTGTCGCATATCTCGAACGTCATACGGTATGCCTGATTCGTATGCTTCGTCCAAGACTTTGTAAATGTGATCAATGGACGGCTTTGTAGCGCCCATGATCTGCTTTTTCAGGTCTTTCTTTATTATGGCTCGGAGATGTTTTTCATTCTCCACGCCACCCCAGTCGATCACTTTCTGTACTCCTTTCAACACCAACCCCGACCCGATGGTCGCAATGAGCAAGTTGTTGCATCGAGTAAGTTTTCGACGAAGTGAGCTTAAGCCAGTAAAGACTTTCTGCTCTATGTGCGGTCCGAAATTTCTGTCCAGCAGTGTCGGATCTCCGCTATAGATGTAGTGCAGATGGATTCCAGCACCACTTTTACTGAGCTCCGCATACGTGGGTTTAAATTTCGATGCCGCCGCTACGTTCAGCTCGAAGCTTTTCTCGCCCGTCTCCGGGTCAGGAATATCAAAGTCAATTACTACATGGTTAAGCGGCACTCGCACATAGTGCAGCTCATGTGTGTCCAGGTCCTTCAGTGTGCCAGTCACCTTGTCCCATGGCTCCAAAGGCGAGCCGTCTGGTTTGGCGTACTGCGCCGGATAGTCTGCAGCTACCCGATCAAACTCGCTGAGCCCCTGCCAATCAAATTCTAACCACCCCGCACCTCGTTCTTCTCCTTTCGAAATATCAATAGGCTCCGACATGGCCTCATCAGCCGCATCAGTCTCGTCGTCCGCATCATCGTCATTATGCTTCATCCGACTTCTGAACTTGTCGGCTAAGAACCCTCGATACAACGACCTAATGTGCTTCCCATTCTTGTCGTGCGTATCGTCGATAAACTCCGCAAAGTAATTTGTGAGCTCAGCCCTGAACCGCTGATAGTTAAGTGGATACTGAATCCCCGCAAACTCCACATACTTCCGGTACCGACGCCAAGCCTCCAGAGCCGTCGTCTGATTTGCAGCCACAAAGTCATCAAACTCGTTGTCCACGAATGCATAAAAGTCATTTGTAGCACTGATCATTTCAGTCGGCACATAGCCGTCGTAATAATACGGTCCAGCGTTTTCAAACACCTCTTTGCAGTGCCAGGCTATCGCCCCAAGCTCGAACGGAATCTGATCCATAAGCTCGCGATACCGCTCCGGTGCCAGCGTCGCACCAGTCGGACGAATATCAATAAGGCGTCTGATCAGTCCGGACTTAGCTTCTGTGATTCGGACCGGCGTGTTGGTGCCCAGGAACAATGCCGCTATGATTCGCATGGAGTATTTCTTCCCGTATTTCGGGTTTATTTCCATGTCTTCATGCGAAACAATGGAATTCAACTGCGCATTATTCTCGATACGGTCCAGCTTCGAATCGTGCTGAATAGCAACCAGGGAATTCTCCTTAAAGGCATCCATACCAAACTGAGAATTGTTGCTGACCAACTCTTCAGCCCTAAACTCACACCGATAGCCATCGAACAGCTGCTCGATGATGTGCAAGATCGTGGACTTACCAGTCCCGTGTGATCCAAAGAATACATAGAACTTCTGAATCCACTTGCTATCGCCAGCGACAACAGATCCAATAGCCCACTCAATCTTGTGCCGCTCAGTTTTAGAATATAAAGTACTGATCAGCTCATCGTAAGCAGAGCAGTCGCCAGGAGCCAGAGCGTACGACAACCTCTTTGATGCATAACGTTCCCGGGTCATTTCGCTGTTGGCGAAGGTGAGCGTCTCATCCAGAGGCACGAAATGGTCGCGCATCTGTTTTTGCACTAGCTTGTGCCATTTGTCTATTACGCCGGAATCAGCGTCTTTCATCCAGCGCACTTCGGCTCCAGCTAAATCTGATCGAGCAGCTACAAACTCGCGCAGCATCTGATCGATGTCGTCGGTTACATCCTGCTCACTTTGCGTCCACGCACCCAGTCGTTCGGACCAGTAAGCATAAAAGTCACCGCCTCTTGTCATGAGCCACTTACTACGATTGTTCACAACAAATTTTGGCTCGACGATACAGCGACCTGCTTTTGCCGTTGTAGCGATTCGTACAAAATCCTTCCGCTCATTATCAACCGTGCTCATTACTCATCTCTTTCTCCTTTCTCCTCGTACGAGACTCACCTCTAGCCAATTTGTGCTAAAAACCAACAAAAAACCGCAAAAACCAAAAACCCACCAAAAAATGGCCTATAAGTATATATATAATATTTTATTATTATTATTATTATTTTTATTAAAAGTGGGATATATGGGATATAGGTAATAATAATACGATTTTTAGCACAAAAAGAGCCATTTTTCGCCACAAAATGGCCATTTTTAGCACAAAAAGAGCCGCAAACAGCACAAAACCATCCCACCAAAACCTTCCCGAACGCACTACTCCGCTGGGATAAGGGGGACGAAATAAGCCGGCCAAGATCGTTTCTCCATCGCTAACTGCAGAAATCGGCGCAAAAAGCCTCTCTCCCACCACTCGTTTGAATTTGCGGTAAAAAGCTGGTGGGGGACAAATTTCTCGTTTTTCTGTCGCGCCACGCGAAATCACACGAAAATTCCTCTCTGCTTCAGTACCTCAGTCGGGAAACGTCTCCATAATGTACGCCTGCATCTGATACCATGTCTCAACTTTTCTCTGATCAGGGCATTTGCGAGCTTTCAATGGAAAGAGCCCGCCAACACCATGACGATCGTACTTGCGTTTCATCCAGGTATCCAGAATGGAGTACACCATCGTCTCGTCGTAGTTGTCGTCATCAAAACCGAGCAGATCAAGATTGGTCAGAAATAGTTCAAACCACCTGATCGGCTCTTCTTCGCCTGCCTCACTCGCCAGTTCATACTCAATCCTGCAAGCAAGAGCAACAAGCATCTCAAGCACAGTACATGGGCCTTCAAACTCTACATTCTCGCCCAGGCACTCATCTGCAAATTCTCTTCTCAGATTCAGTCCATCCAATGCACGGTTCCGCTCTCGACCGTTGGCAATGGACTCATCGTAAATATAATCGGTACCTAAGAGCTGCAGCAGAAGCAGAGTGTACTCTGTCCACCGTAACTCAGTCGCACCGACCTTGTCTAAAAGCCATGTGAAGTAACTATCGTCGTCTTCCGGCGCACCATACACATGACTCATACTATACGTCATCGTTTTTCAGCCTCCCATTCTTCTAGGGTGCTCGCTCGCACATAGCATCCACCTTTCTAAAATATCAGTCCTCGTCATCCCAAATAGTCGATCCGCCAGTTGTGTCCGTGTACGACATGCACAGCTTGTGGATAATGTAATCGACCGATCGTGCATTGTTACGTACATAGATCGGATCCTCAGGCACGAAATTGTCCGAAAATTCCATTAATGCTTCTCCTACAGCGCCATACACGTCATCGATGAACTCGGGTTTGCCATTCAGCTCATCGTATTCGTCGCACTGCAGGACATGATCGCCGGCATAGTAATATAAAACCTCCTCTTCATAGCCATCTTCCTCCAGTTCGCCATAAGCATCTGCAGTGATGATCTCGATTCGAGGTCTATTGGCGTTACGACGGTTTACCGCCAAACCTTCCCGCTCTTCCTTGTCCACCTCGTCTTCGAGATAGTTATCGTCTTCAGCGGGATACGCATCCACAGGCTCGCCATTCAGATCAGCAGGAATATCAATGGCGCCAGCCTTCTGCAACTGCTCATGAACCACATACCACGGCTTGGCTTCCATAGTGTCCTCGTCTTTGATAACGTAGCCCTGCCCAGCTATGATGTCGTCAGCCTGCTGCACTCCAAGTTCGCGATACGCCTCCTGAAGGTTGGCCGACATGATCTTACGGTCTGCCTTGTACTTGTCCAGCTCCTCATTCACTGCATCTACGGCCTTCTTCTTGTCCGCTGCGAATTTCTCCGTTACAGACTTGATTTCAGCCTCAGCAATGGCTTCGTATTTGGACTTGTAGTACGATCTACTTCCTAAAACTCCGATGAGAAGGCCCCCACAGAAGAGGCCCGCTCCCACCAGGTATTTCACATTCATTCCGCACTAGCTCCTTTCTAATAGCGCCGCATTACGTCACGACCTTTTCGGGATCGGATTGGAAATGGATACACCTATATTCCCCTCGTTCGTCGATGTCGTGTGACCACCAGGCACCGATCCAGCCTGCACCATACTTGGTCTGGGATTCGGAATCCCACACATAGTCAATGCAGTGATCCAGCGGACCAAGATTTACATCACGACGGAACTCGTTCAGTGTACTAGCGTTACGCATCTGGTACCTACGCTCCATGTTCAGGAAAGCCCGCAGCACAGTTGATTCCGGAGCATAGAACTCATCACCAGAAATTTCCTCTTTCCAGCGATAGATCGGTCCCTCATTGGCCTCTGCAGCTTTCTCCTCTGCCCTTTTCTGGATCTCTTCAGCCTTATCCGGGCCAACGATTTCCTCAGCTGCAGCCCTCAACTCGAGATTGTCCTTCTGAGCAGCCGCTAAAGCTGTAGCCAAAGCAGCCAGACGCCCAGCAGACACTCTGTTGGAGGCAACAGCAGCACCCACAGTGAGACCAGTCACAACCAGCGTCCGACGGTAATCCCAGGCAGTGTCCAGGATCACTTCCATACGACGCCTGTTTTCAGGACGCTCAGCTTCCAGTCTCAGGTGCTCTTTTGTATCGAGGGATGCAGAGACGCCGATACCCACAGCACCCGCACAGGTAGCGCCAGTCAGCAGCTCGGGAGAGTATTTCTGCATCCACTCTTTCGTCGGCTTGTAAATAGACGCGATCTTTCCGGTAAGTCTCGCTATAAATCCCATACGGTCTCCTTTCTTTGTCAGCCGATTACCGGGCTATCTGGTAGGACCACCCGGTACCATAGATCGGCCAGAATATAATGAACTGGGCATGTTTGATCAGCGTCCTTAGCACTCCGATCTCGTCGATAACCCAGCTCTCAGACGCTAGGAACGATATCGGTCTATTGACACCATAGCGGCAAAAGAGCAGGAGATAGAGCGCGTGCCACACGACACCGAACTTCAGCCATGTCTTGATGCCCCTCATTGTGGAGCTTGTTGCGATCCGGGCAGCGATCCACTCAGCACGGTCTTTCAAGGATTTGGACATAGACACATGCCACTCCGGTGGGTAGTACTCGCGTATCTTCCTGTCGATTTTCACGTCGTGCGCAATGCTGGCAGTTACAGAAATTGCCATGGTTGCGCCAAGCAGAAGCTCGACCTTGTGGCCCGACACAAACTTTGCAGCGAAGCCAACAGCTTTAATCAGTTTTCCGAACATTTGTTTTCCCCTTTCTTAAATGAGAATATAAAAGGTTGCCCAGAGTACGCACAGCCTCCAGGCAACCCGTCATGCCGCTTAGATGTCTTCCAGCGGCAACTTATCGTAGATGAGGCCGAAGCCGACACCACCAAAATGAAGCGGGACAGTTCTCTCGGTGCCATCGCAGCCAAGAGCGATCCACTGTCTGAACTCTTCCTCAGTGATCAGACCAAAGTCGACAAAGCCAGTCGGGCCATCTGCGCCCTTACCTTCCGGATCATACAGCCATCCCATTACGTGGCCAGCCTTGGTCTTCTTGAATCCCAACTGTGTGTATACCCAGTTCAGCTCCAGCCATCCATCGCGTGCAAGCTTGGCATTGGCTGCTCTCAGAATCATCAGCAGGAGGTTACGGTTCCGCTCTGCATTGTAACGATCATACTTAGGCGAAGTTTCATCAAAGAGTCGGTCTAGAGACGTCCACCCGCCATAGCCTACTTTGAGCTTGGTCAGTTCCTCAACCGCCTCGCCATCGATCTTCTCAGGGTCAGACGTATCGAGGGCAGCCCGCTCAGCACGAGTCATGGCCTCTCCTCTTTCCAGACGGTGCAGCGTGTCAACGCCATATTCCTTCGCTACACCACCGGCAAGAGTGTCGTACTTGGTCTGCAGAGCACCGAAAGCTGCAACCACACCCAGATATCTCTTCTTCAGCAGGCCATGCGCGATCAAATATGATGTGATGGACACACCCATAAGACCGATCGTGCTAGCATACCGCTTGAGCAGATGACCACCAGTCACGAGCCATTCACGCATAGTTGCTCTACCGATTTCGGCACGACCTTCCGGACTGAGGACGACTGTTTCTTCCGAAATATCAGTGGACGGATCAGCCTTCTTGGCCTCCTCGATCGCCTCGTTGATCATCGTCTGCTTCTTCTCATGCACGGCATCCATACGGGCTCGATGATCCTCGAACTCGTCTTCCACGTGTACAGTGGCCTTAATCGCCATGCCGGTAGCGCCAACACCAGTGATGATGCCGATGCCAAGCCAGATTTCCGGTGCGTGCTTCTTTGCCCAGTAAATGACCTTACTGGCGGTTCTTGCTGTGTTAATGCTGATAACACCCATCGATTTTTCCTCCTTCTTATACGATGGACAGTGCTCTGGGTAACACGATTAAATATCCTTCTCTTACCCTCTTCACGTGTGCCTCATCAAGATTCTTCCAGCCGTACTTCTGATCGGTAAAAGCACCAGTCTGACCGACAAGATCGTATAAGTCGGCTACAGTGGCGACACCGTACTGCTGGAGTGCCAAACGCAAATCTGCCAGGACGCCCTCAGCATCCCCGCGATCGTTAAATATCAACTCTGTGTAATCGTACGCCTGCTGCTGAGTTGTGCGGGTACGACTGGGCCGTGCAGTTGACGCGCCGTTACTGAACTGGTTGTATGCTGTGTAACCAGCCTGCTGCACCTGTCCCGGCCGATAACCGTTTCTGCCACGCCTTCCATGCCTTCCAGTAGACGATCCATACAGCAACATTTCAATTGCGCCGATGAATGCGTCTGCAATGGCGTCTTTGATCAGTGGCACCACCACGTCTTTCACGACATAGTCCTTAACATTGGCTAGATCTTCTTCAAAGAAACCTCCAGCTACCTTCTGTAGCGGACTTTTTTCCTTTACCTTTACTCCGCCGGTCACCCGTTTCGTTAAAGGTTTCCGTTCGGACTTTTCTCCGGGCTTTTCTAATTCGCCTTTCTGCGTTGTTGCCGGAGCTGCTAATGAGCTGTAGTCAAGCGCCATTGGCTCTCCTTTCGAAAAAAACAAAGAGGCTCAGATTTTACTCTGAACCTCTTCGGTTATTGGGTTTAATTGCTCGAAAGTCTCCCCATAAGGGAGATGATCATTCGATCTCATCCGGAACTTCCGGAACATCCGGGTTCTCGACGTCGGTCTGATCGTCAGTCTGCTGCTCGTCGCTGTCCGAAGCAGGGATCTCGGAAGTGCGATCGTCATCTTTGAATGCCTTGACCACGCCGGCGGCTCCGATCAGAGCCAATACTGCACCACCACCGATGGCGACGTACTTGACTCCGGTCCGAATAGCCTTTGCGGGCTTGGAATTCCAGATGCCAGATGCGACTTCCTTGAAACTCTTCTTCGGAGCAGCAGCGGGTTCAGGCTTGTTCTCAGCCGGAGCCGGGTTGTTGCCGTTGTTCTCGTTGTTGTTACCGTTTTCAAGATTCTTGTTCATCTCTTCACTCATTTTGGTTTTTCCTTTCTTTATAAGCTTGAGGCCCAATTGCCTCCTACTATGTGCCTGGAATTTTTTGCGTGTTTCGCGTTATGCGACCAGTCCGATGGGCTGATTTCTGAAATGGATCACGAAATATGCCCGATCTTCGATGATTGTGGCCTCTCTAAGCTCCATTTCGAGCATAGATCCGGTCTTCCAACCCACGAATTCGGCCCATTTGGCTCCTCCGTTACCTCTAATGCCGAGCTGATTGATCCATTCGAGGTATGGAACCGATCCGAAGCCGTAATAGCCGTTATTAATGCGATACTGGAGGTGATTCAGGGCCTTTTCTACGTAATTTCGGGACGCTCTGAACATCTTTCCGCTGAATTCGTCCCAAAAATATGCGTCGCCGGTGCCAGTGTCTATGATTTCCTCTTCCGGATTGACACCTCGCGCCCGAACTTCATCGATTTGCCTACGAATTTGCCGTCCGTAGGCCTCTTTTTGTAGCTGATCGGCCTGATCTCCTCCTAGCTGCTGCCGCAAGAGCTCATTTTCCTGCTGCTGATCGAGCAGTTTCCCCCTCACAAGCGTCAGAGCAGACATAGCAGCCGCAATTTTCTCACTGCCTTTCTTGTGCGCCAGGATAATACACACAATGGTTGCCGCAGCTGCTGCGATCGCCTTGACTACCTTAGGCGCGATAGCTTTGGCCTTCTCGAGGTTGCTCATCTCAACGCCCGTTTTCTCCTCTTCCTCGTGAATATCATCGAGGATCTCGACAGTTTCGACGGTTGCTTGCGCCGTAGTAGCGACAGTAGCAACCACGCCGGCGACTGCCATGCCAGTTAAGATCACTCGTTCATTCTTGTTAATGAACTGCCAGACCTTACTAGCTGTTTTGGCAGCGCCAATGACAGGTAAAAAGCTCATCACATGTCTCCTTTCTGTGCAATTGTGATGGTTGATAAAAATATAGGGATAGAAATAGCTGCAAATCGCCCTATTTTTCTCCCTATAATACACCTAGAAAATTTCGCGTCTCCGCAGCCCATTAGCAGGCTCTCATGGCCTTTACGAGACCGTGAAGCTTGCCAATATACTTGCTTGCGAGCCATACAAAGGCGCCAGTTGCAGCAACGAGCGGGATAGAGCCAAGGACTGCAATCTCTACAGGAGTCCAGCCATCGTTGACTAAATATCCTGCCATAGCCTTTGTGCGGTCGATTCCTTTGGCCTCAGCGGTCTCGATCTCCTTAACCTCGAGCCTCAGATCCTTGTAGCGGTCGACCTTGGCCTGCTCTTCCTGAGTTCTTGTCGCTTCAATCTTGGCCTTACGACTCTTGCGGTCGCGCAACTCACTATCCAGACGTTTCAGCTCCTCGAATTCAGCCTGGTCGCTCTTAGACCGCTGCCGGATCAGGCTATCCAGGTATTCGCGAGAGTTCTCTTTTTCACGAGCATAGAAGTCCCGCTGCTCGAAAGCCTTACGCTCTTCCTCGGACCGGCTGTTGACGATGTTTTCCATGAGCTCGTCTTTACGACGCTCGAGCTTGGCGTCGATCTTGTCAGTGGACTTTCCGGCTTTCTTGCGGGTTTTCTTGGTTTCCTTGTAGGCTTTGTACTCACCGTCATGTTCGATAAGCTCTTCAAGGCGAGACTGTTCATTAGAGCGAATCTCGCTACATTTCCACGCATACTCGTTGTACTTTGACTCCGCCTCTGCTACATGACGGTCTGTCTGATACCTCTCGGCCTGCATGATCTTATCTGTCTTCCTGACCTGAGCATCATAGAGAGATCTAATGTGGCTTTCCTGTTTAGCCACCTCTTTGTTCTCGCGGTCAAATATAACCTGTGCCTCAGCCTTCGCAGCATCCCTCTCGGCGAAAATGCGGACAGTCTTGTCGTCGCGGTTTTTCTTAGCCTGGTCGATGCCCCATGTATAGGACTTATCGTAAGCTTTGCTGGCACCATAGGCCACAGCAGCTGATGCGATGGTTGTCAGACCCACAAGTGCGCCGATAATGTACTTAGTTTTCATAGATCTTCTCCTTTCTTAATAAAAACGTGTAAGAAAAAAGACAGAACGCCGGAATTGACCACGCCCGTGCCCCAGACCAGTATTGCCGTTTGTATTCGCTTCTTAGGCAACTTAGTCAGCTACGGACACAACCAATTGTAATGCGTTCTATCTTTCTTCCTATAATATAGTCATAATTTTTTGCGTGTCAGGAGAGCGCTGGGCTATACGCGGCGAGTTTAGCCATATCGACATTCGGCGTAAGGCTAACCTTCAGTGTTAACTCAATGATCTTTTTCATAGGTTTCTCCTTTCTAGAATATCATTCACGTCGCAGAGGCAAGTCCACCCTGGTCTGCGCCGGCGTCAATCTGTTCCTTGAGGATCTTATTTGCAGTCAGCTGAGCGATCCTCTCACGAATGGGGTTGCTGTGTGTCAGCTTCGAGGCAACCTTGTCCACAACAGCATCGATGACCCGATCCTGATGCTCGTCCAGCCAAGAGCGGATAATATCCTCAGTGGCTTTTGTTGGGACGTAATCTCTAGTGCCGTAATAGCCTCTTGTTTCCTTATAGAGCACATTCCTCAGTTCATCAGATATGATGGCTATAATTCGATCTACTGCCTCCTTCTTAAGCTTTGTCTCGTTTAATGAGAGTGTCAGTTCGATCTTCTCTTCGATCGTGTTGCCCTGCATCTTATTTTCCATGTTGTTCTCCCTTTCTTTTTTCCTCGTACGCAAGCATCTCGTCGCACCCACAACAGCAAGCTCTGAATGACATGCCACAACCCTTTTTGTTACAAGGCAGATCCGGGTCGTAGTCTTCCTGCGTAACTGTTTCCTGAGATGCGCTGCTGACATATCGGTCACCAGTTGACAGATCATCCAGCACGTTTGCGGCTCTATTGCCGTCGATCTCCGGGTGTATTGCCGGCGTAACGCCAAGATACTCGGCGAGTACCAGAATATCAAACGTAGACAGTACGGTAATATGGCCTTTCTCGAATCGAGCGATCGTAAGCCTGGTGCAGCCCATCATCTTAGCAACGTGAATCTGACTATAGCCACGATCCTGACGCGCCTTCTCGAATGCTTCACCGAGCTGTATTTTAAGATAGTCCTTGTTCGTCGGCAGCTGCGTCAGCGTCGTTTCCATCTTCTACTCCTCAAGCCTTATGCACGAATCACACAGGCTAAACATCTTCCAAGAGCAGTCCTTACACAGATTCTCTTCCTGGAAAATGAATACGAATGTTGTCTCTCCATAGATCGTATGTACCCCAAATTTTACGTCCTTCTTCGATACAGCCGGGCGATGAAGATACTGGAGCGCTGTCTCGATGTTGACGTAATGCGAATCCCAGCGGCGTTTTCCTTCGGCCCCTCCGCGCACTTCAATTATTACGGCAAAACCGCTCTTCGCCAATGCCCGGATAGAGTCTTCGTATGTCTGCATAGACTTAAGTACTCCAAGCGTAGTTACTCCTCCTCTCCGACGATTTCGCAGCCATGTAAGGTGCCGTCTCGTCTAAGCTTCGCCTCTGCCTCTTCAAAGCTGTCGACTAATTCTATTGCGATGCCGCCATCGAGAACTAGCACAGCCGCTCCAGTGGGCACGCCGGTGTAACTGTCGCGATCGGCTGCCAGGCCAACGATCTTATCAGCATTAATTATCACGGTCTCGTATCCTGTGGACTCAAGAGCTGTAAATTTGATCAGTTTCATTTCTCATCCTCCTCTTCGTTCTCTTCGTCGAGGTCATACGCCACCCATTCCCGCGCGTCCTCTTTCAGTTCATTTGCTGTAATCCTAACCGGCACAATAGACTGCGGCATGAACTCCATCTCGTAAGCGTATCGACTTACACCTACTCCGGAGACGTCCTCAACGGTATACATTGTCCAGTCGTTTAAATAAATATAATGTTTCTGATACTTGCCCTCGTCTCGATCGAGTTCCACCAGCACCGCGATGCCGTCCGTTACGTCTTCAATGGACATCTTCCCCGTCATCTGCAGGATGCATTTGTCCGACCTGGAGTTGATGACGGTCAGTCGTCTTGTCACGTTGAAGTTGTCCGCTTCTTTAGAAACGTTCATTGAAACTTTGTCGGCCTCAGTACAACCTGATAAACTAAGAACGATGACAGCAATTGCTGCGACAGTGATGAACCAAGCAAATATCTTTTTCTTCATATTGTCTCCTTTCTTTACTTCACCCACACGCTGATTTCTTTCTGATCGGCCTTATAGCCGTCTACGAGCATTTCGATCTCATGCCCGTCCGGGAATTTCATGGTCGCAATAACTCCGTCGGCAATTGTGGCATCCTGTCTTATCTTAGTGCAGGTCGCCACCTCGATCACTTCTTTTCTGGCGTCAATGTCAGTACATTTTTTGAATATGGCGGGATCGAAATTCGGCAGCGACACTACCTCATTGCAGAACGTGCACCGTTCGTCCCACCACCCTTGCCGTTGCGCCAGATCATACACCTCTATGCATCTGGCGAAGTCTTGTAGAACGGTGTACGCCTTGTCACAGTGGCCGGGGCACGGTTTGTCGAACAGATAAAACGGTTCCTTCTTGGCGTTAAACCACCCGGCATGATGGTCGCCCACGTTGAACGAGCCCACGTTAAAATTGCCATGGTTGTTACTGCCGGTGTTATATGAACCGACGTTGAAACGACCCGTATTTTTACGGCCGACATTCTTTGCACCGGTATTAAAATCGCCAGTGTTACTCGAGCCTGTGTTGTAACAACCGCTGTTGCCATCGGCTGTATTGAACGAACCCGTGTTGTAATCACCGGTGTTGTAGTCGCCAGTGTTGTAATCGCCAGTGTTTCGGTGACCGCTGTTATTTTTTCCGGTGTTCCAATTCCCGGTATTCCGATGGCCGGTGTTGTTCACGCCATTGTTGTCATCGTACAGGTTTGCGTTAGCGACTATTTCGTCCTGTGTTAACTCCCGCACGATGACAAGATCCGTGCAACAGCATTTACCATCGCTCGCACCTCGCTCCACTTGCCCCATGCCGATAACTTCGCAGACGTGGATTTCCGGAGTGTACTCATAATGCGAAAAGACTTCCGAAAGTTCCTCACAGAAATGCATGCCGCGTTCGCACATGATAAGCGGACCATCCTCATGAAATATCCCGGGGCATGTATACTGTTTGCCCATGCAAGTCCAGTCGGCATGAAACGCTTTATAGCCGTGCACAACCTCCTGCCCGTACTCGAATTTATTGTCCATGGAACTCGTTCTCTTTTTATTGAGGCGCTCGTTAGCGTATTTGGCACCATACATGACCGCGTCGTCAAGCCACTCAGCATAACTAATATCGGCTGTACTATAGTTGCTGCAGTTTTTATTAGGCTGCTCCGAGTCAGAGCACCGTGCCGTCTTGACTACCAGCCTCTTTTTAGCATCCTCTCTTGCTCCCACTATATTGTTCTCCTTTCTCTAAACCGATCACTCCACAGTAATCATACTATGGAGGATCAGTACCAATACGATAAAACCGACGGCGGTCATCATGTGTCATCCTCCGCCCGGTTGACATCATGCTCGAGATCCCAGCCGGCGCCAGGATATCGTTTCCGCAGTTTTACGATGTTGGTCTGTAGCACAGCATCCAGTGCCGCTCCTGGTGTGATGCCGTCCTGACCCTTATTGGCCATCACGATACACGCCAGCACTGCAATCTCAGAATATAACCGGATTATCACCTTAGCCAGATAGCGAGACGTCAAAGGACGACCCTGATACGTGTGCTGCATCTCGCTGGCGATCGTTGCTGCCTCGCTCCTCATACGACCAAACAGATTATCCGCCTGGTAACCGTATGGTCTGAACTTCAGATCATTGAGCAGCGTGTCGGCATACTCATACATATGTGCAAACATCTCTTGCAGATCCTCGCTCAGTCCCGTGATCAGTTCGGCCGCCATCCAGCAAATATCGCCGAGCTCCCTGTACAGATGTCTGTAGAGCTCGTCTACCTCGTTCTGGTCGAAGTCCTCGCTGCAGTGCTCACAGACTTGCGAGACGTCCCATGCATCGTAGGCTTCCTGGACTTCCGCCACTATTCCGAAAGACGCGTGCGTTATCTGCGCCTTAGGATCGCTGTAATCCGGAATAGTCCGGGCGGCCAGTTTCTGATAGTTCCAACAAGTGTCAGACACCTCACGTTTAATCCGCTCAGGTGTCCACTCTACTCTCTCATTCATTTCATTACTCCTCTTTTTCATCCATGGCTGCGAAGAACTGCTCCAGCTCAGAGCGAATGTGCAATTTTGATGGATCGACACCGCAAAGTGTAAATAGCATCTTCGCGCATTTAGGGCAAAGATCGAATTCTTTATAAAGTGTCCGATGCGGTATATCCTCCGTTGCTACCGTAGACGTTCCAAAGTATACGCAGAGCTTCTTGACGCCGAGATTATTTACTAGATTGGGTATCGGCTTATATACTTCGCCACACACGTCACATTTTATCTGTAACATCCGTCTCTTCCTCTTTTCTAGGTTCACCTTCACGGCAGAAAAACCATGGGCCACGGTGGCTATCGCCCCAACAGCCGAGCTTGCAGCCTGTGCATACGTATCGGTTGGGAATATCCGGATGAGGTATCCGTGCGCAGTGTACACAGTGCTCACATGTCACTACTGTTGTCATTCGCGCACCGGGCCTAAAGACATGCGGATCGGCTTTCGCCAGTGCTTCAGAAAGTTCTACTAACTCAGTGCGAAGAACATGTTCGCGTAACTCTCGTTTCTTCTGCTCGTTGGGGTCTGAACCGCCCATGCACACCAGATGCATGGTCCTCGCGTAATGCCACGACCCCTCGATAGGATCTTCATAGAACGCTCGAATACCCAGTCGCGGTCCAATCGCCACAGCTTCTCGGTTGATCTTTTTCCATTCGACCTTGGAAATATCATCGTAGGACACCATGCGATAGTCATAGATAAATTCCAGTACACGGGGCACCCAAGCTTCCATGGACTCCTTCGACTGAACGTACTCATCCAGTACAATAAGCCCACCATCATCGCTGTCATCCTGGCGTGTGTAGCTTTCGCGATCCGTCCACATGTCCCAGTAAATGCTGTCGACAGCGCCGGAGTCGAAATCTTCATCCGACAGATTCTCCGTGCCAGCTCCGAAAAAGTGGACGAACGTACCCAGGTCCGGCACGTAAATATCAATAGACTCATCAAAGCGTTTGAAGGGTATATCCATAGGTTCTCCTTTCTATCGGGTTTACTCCTCGGCCCCGATTCGGTCCTTTCTGATCGTCTCGATCGCCTGGTCAAACTCGTCGTCCTGCATCAACGCATCGAGCCTGATTTTCATAAGCCCCAGAATCCGCTCGACTTCTGCCCTCGTCTTAGGATGGAGCTTCATGGACCTGTGTTTCTCGTACCAGTCGAATATCTCGTAGAGGTTTCCCTCCACCCACGAGAATGACCACCAGTCGCAGATCATCTCGTAGACATAGTCCAGCGGGATCTCGATGCATACGAAACCGCTCGGATCATCGTCTTCGATCAGCACCCAATGCTGCCAATGGTGTGGGTTCTGATGAATGTGGTGCAACCAGCTCCGGTTAAATTTCTCCTTGGTTTCTGCCGACTTGACACGACCGTAGAAATACTCATCATATGGACCGTATTCCTCGACATCGTTCTTACTGGCATCATGCGTCCGGATATGCAGACCACACTTTGTCAAGGCGTCGTCATCCAGCTCATCTTTCATGTTTTCAACAAGCCATTCCCAAGCTTTGTATACCGCTTGGCGATGCTGTACCAGGTAATTATCGTACATCCAGCTCATTCCTGCTCCTCCTCTTTCTTTGCTTCCTCTGCTGCTTTATGCTCAGCGTGTCTCCGCATTCCCCTTACCAGAGTCCAAATATGACCGGTGAGAAAGCCATCGAAGAATGCATCGTACTGTTCTTTATTGTCCTTGTAGTCTTTGCCCATCGCCTCGGCAGCCGCCATAAGTTCTTTACGCTGGTCTTCGTTCAATTTCGAAATATCCATATGTTACCCCTTTCGTAATGTGATCTTATCCCCTCTCATCCGGATCCGGCTCAAGCGGCACACTTTTGGCCGGGGAAACGGAGTCGGCAAGATAGTTGATCATTGCCCCCATCGCTGTAGGATCGGTTGTGGTGCGAAGTACAGCAGCCTCGCGGGCTAATGCTTCTCTCTCCTCTTCCTTCGCAGCGTCCTTCTTCGCCAACTCACTTAATGTCCTGAGACTGGTCGCGATTGTGTGAATATCCTTAAACAGCTGCTTCGCATCGGTTGCGGTGAATTCATACTTTGCCATATGCTTTCTCCTTTAAATCACTTTAAATTGGCGCTTATAAGATCTCGCAATTCTTCAATCCATGATTTAGGAATCGACATATTTGCATCTGTGTATCGCTCAATGGCGCACAGTATGTCGTCAATCCTTTCGCTGTCATGGATATAACGTGGTTTTAGCCCTACAGGAGGCGGCGTTTGATTATTCTCCACTCAAGCTCCTCCTTTACATCATATCAGTTAAGGTAATCATACCTACGATCGCCAAGCCGCCTATAATGCCCCCGGTAATGGCCGACGCTGGTGCTAAAATAGCCGCACGCCAACCGGTCCAGGCTTCGGTATACGCGCTTAACGCCAGTTCCTTCGCGATGATTATTAGCACGATTGCCGTTGAGATTATCGCTTGCGCCATCGTCATTTGTTCTCCTTTCTCGCGACAATCATTTCTTGTCACCAATCGGGACGACCAGCTGATCCATCATGGCAACCGTGTTGTCGAACGCCTTTTTGAGGATCCACTGGTCAACTCGAACGTCAAGTTTGCTGCCGGGGTTACGGGCTGCTCTGGCACACACCACGTCGCAGATCATCTCGATCACGTCGACGAGCGTTACGTTATCCGGGCAATTCTGGTCAAGATGATGCCTCTCGAGCTGGCAGTGGAGCTTATACCACGTGCCGTCCACAAAGTTCTCCTCGCCACGAACTGCCGCACAGAGATCTTTGTAGAACATCGCTCGTAATTCGACATCATTGACCTTTGTCCAGTCGTGATAGTCGCCACGGTTCATCAAAATATCCGCGAACGATCTCATGGCGTTCCCGACGTCCGTTTGATGCTGCTCGTTCGCGTTGATAAAATCATTGAGAGCCGGAACTGTTCCCGCAGTTCTCGAGTCGCCTGTTGTGTTGCGTGGCACGAAAACGTAGTCTCCGATCTCAATGTCAGAGATACCGTACTTGGTGGCAGCAGTCTTGCTTGGAGCTTCGTCACATTCGTCTAAGAGCTTGACCAGATACGATGTAGGGATTTGCTTCCACCCCTGGCCAGAGTATCTGTCTTCCGCGATAACGATCTCGTTTGTCACGACGTTCATAAAAGCTTTCATATTATTCTCCTTCTCTCAATTCCGCAAGTCGAGCCAAAGCTTCCGATTAAACTGCTTATGAAATTGCTCCAGCTGATCGGCGATCGCTTCGCAGCACTCTTTCACTTCCGGATTGGCGCTGCCAGACTGGTTCCGCTCCTTATACACGTGAGCCCACTCTGTCAGGTTCACCTTAAAGACGAAACTGCTCGGGATGCTGAGCATATACAGACCCCGCTTGACATCCGGCTTATCCTCGAGACCTTTAAGAATATAACCGTTGACCGCCTTGACGTATGTCTGCCCGTTATGCTCGATCTCGTTAGGCAACTCCAGGCCAAGTTCTTTTGCGGCCATGTCAGTCGGCAGGATCTTATCTTCATACCAAGAGGACAATTCATAATCAAAGTTCGATCCGTTTATCCGTGTGCTATTGCGGATAATCCTGTTGTCGAATCGCTTTGCATGAGAGTCCCAGTCATCCTGTCCGGCGCGATGCAGGCCGTCAACTGTCACGGAAACATCAACGAAACGTAAGAGTGTGATGTGGCGCACACTCCACTTAGTCAAGATGTCCATCCATTTCTGAAATTGCTCTAAATCGGACTGATCCGCATTGTCTCTTAAGCGGCCGTCACGATCGAGCACACGATCACATACAGCTCTGGTGTTTTCCTCCTTGGTCCGGGTCCACGACCGCTTGCTTACGAATAACGTGACAAACGCGTCATCGATACCTGTAATTTTATTCACGTATACTTTCATTGTTTCTCCTTTCTTATATGACTACAGCTGCGCACATAAAAATCACATTCATCGCAATGACGATTGCCGAACATACGATGGTTGCTCTATCACTAGTATTACCTGCTGCGGTCTCGTTAGCCCCGTATGCAAAACCAATAAGCCACGTACTAAAGAGCAACAGGCAGCCTATATTGCGTAGTATGAGATCTTTAATCAGTGTCATTCTTTCCTTTCTCACGCATGTTTCCGGTCAATGTAAAACTATGCGCCCTAGTTCACCGCCGAACAGGATCGTCGCATAGCAGAACAGCAAATAGATGCCTAGCAACAGTATTCCGAATAATATGCCCACCATTACCATTCACCTCTCCGGAATGCCCGGGAACACGCATGCATCGGATGGCTTATTGAAGCTGATCGTACGCATGGCCTTGAGAATATCCCGATAGCAGCCCTTGCAAATCAGCATCGTATCGAGCTGCGTGCACTTCGGTCCGTCGATCTGTTTCAGGGTGATAGAGTAAACATCCTCGTCGGCGTTGATGATTCCGCCGCACAGATTACACTTCTTCGATACTAGCATTCTGGTTCTCCTTCTTTTTCTTTCGCTCAGCTTTTATTTGCTCTGCGAGTTTCTTGATCTCAAACATCTTCGAAACAATCGCCGGCCACGTTATGATGGTTCCAAGGCCGGCCAGAATTTTAATGAGGAGCTTCATCGAAAGTACCTCGTCAAAACTGTAGCCCTCTTCTTCGCAGCCATTTTTATACACATACCACGCCAGCAACAGGTCGAACGGCTCGTGTGCAAAGCGTTCCCATACTTTACCCATCCACGAGAAACACCAGGTAGATTACGGCCACGACAAGTATGATCTTTACCATTCTTCCTCCTCTCTGATCGAGTGTAGCTGCTCTTTGATCTCGGCACGTGTTACTCGCTCTCTGTCAAGCTCGGTCAGATTCTTAGACACGAGCTTCATGATCTCGGTGACCAGCAACGCCACCATTACGCACACCAGCAGCGCCAGAAATATAACCGCTGCTGACGCACTAACCATCACTACTGCTTTCATTCACCCTCCTGATCTTTTTCCATATCGGCGCCCTCCAAAATATAGTCCAGCACCGGAGAGGCACACTCCTCGCATAAATGATAGGTTCTCCCGGCAATAAATATGTCCATTGTTCCGGTCCAATCGCCAGAATGCATGGTCATTTCTCCGCACTTGTCACACTTTACGAATATCATCGCCATCCTCTTCCCTCCAACCAGTCCAAAATTTTATAGCAAACCTGTAGCACGGCTCCAAAGGCGATGCATAGCACCGCTACAACCGTAACAACTACGCTGCCTGTGACTACTAGCATGACGAATGCTTGAAACACTACACCTACTAGTATAAGAAGCAGCTCAAGCACAAGCACGTTCGTCACCTCCCCTTCAGTGTATACTTCGGTGTTGCCACGATGCCCCAGCTCATGTCCAGGGCCTCGAAAAACGTTTCTAACATCAAAAGAGAAAGGGCGCATTCCCCTCTTTCTGCCTGTGAGACAGAAGACTGAGATACGCCCATTCTTTTGGCCAGCTCTTTTTGGGTAAGTCCCAGCTCTTTCCGCCGCTGAGCAAAGGCCTCACCAAGCTCTTTGCGGAAATAGTCGAGATCACCATAATACTTGGTCAGCATGACGGTCTGAACCTATTGCCGACAAGAAGTAATTCAAGAAATCCTTCCGCTTCATCCATAAGCTCACCATACGTCCCGTCATTGTGGATTCTGTACGGAAACATCGGGTTCCACTCCTGCGCCAGCACATCCGCACGGTTGGAGTTTACAGGTATAACTGATTCCCTCGAAATATAAACTCCAATTACGGTCACATCGGAGCTTTCTTCATAATGGCTGTTGATCGAGCTGGCATCTCCGGCCTCGCGAATATCAATGAAAATAATGTCCGCAGTAGCCTTTGGCGGATCGCCCTCCTCACCAAAAGGCCCCCAGGTAGTATGCTTGTCAATCCTGGAGATGAGGTATTCGGCCGTTGACAGAATATGCTGATCGGCAAAGTCCTTCAGGTCGGATAACATCTTTCGGCTTTCGTCGGTTTTCACCCGGTCCCAGCCAAGATACGAGGCCGCCTGCTTTACACGATCTACCGCCGACATTTTAGTGACACTGACGTTCTTGCCGTGGTACTTAAGGTCTACAATCAGACTGCACATGGATTCAAAAGTGTCTTTACCCGCACCTGCCGGGCCATTAACTAAAACTACGTACTTCATTTTTGTTCTCCTTTCTTTACGTCAGCAACAGCGGCGATGAGCGGATCCTCAAAGAGATGCTGCCCTGGGACTGGTCTCGGATACGTCCGTCGAACTTCGTCATCCGTCACTCTGTACGATCTAAATGCTGCGGCCAGCTCGTCATCAGTGACGCGTTCGGTGCACAGCTTCATGGGCCGTTCAAGATCCAGAGAGCAGATACCCATGATGCTACGAGCGTTAACAATGTAACGATCTTGCCGGAGTTCCCACGAACCATCCATGTATCGAAGCCGGTTCGTGAAATCCTCGAGATCGTTGAATTTAAGCTTAATTTTTACGCTTCCCATTTGTTCTCCTTTCAACAAATATAAACTTGTGCTCTTTGCCCGGTTCTGTCAGGAAAGCCTCCGCTACCTTGACTATGGAGGATGACTTCCCCTGGCCTCTAGTTACCAGAATGACGGTTGCTGGTGGCTTACTCCTGTCCATCGCACTCCTCCATAACTTTCAGTCGTCCGGCTCGTACTGCCAGATAAAGTCTTCGAAGCTTGGGCACTTCATGTCCTCGGCTTCGTGACAACGCTTGTTCCACATCTTCTTAAGCTCCAGATAGCCGTAATGGCCATTTCGAGCTGCTGTCTGAGCCAGTCTCTCTGAGCATTTGGTTAGCTCAGTTTTTGTATACTTCGGGATGTCCAGCGCACTCATGCCTGGTATCGACGCGATGCCATTCCAAATATGCAGCCCGAAGATCGGTGCGAAACCTTGCTCAAGAGCTAGCTGAACCCAACCGTCTGGCTCCTTTACCTCCATTTCCATCGATCATAGTCACCTCCTTCTAAGACCTCGAATACGAGGTCGAACAACAGCCAAAGGATCAGAATGATAACCGCAAATATAACCTTCATTCCTTCTCCTCCTTCTTAGCCAATGGAAAGAATAGCTCTCCGCCGTCGCCCAGCTTAAAGAGAGGATCCATCTTCCCTCTCCTGGCCCTAGCGCGAACGCCGTCCGGTGTAATGCCCTCTTCCTTGGCAATATCACCGGCGGTCTTGAACATCTGACCGACGGGAGTCTCTTCTAGTCCATTCTCGGTCACGTAGTCAATCAGGTCTTTTCCCTTCATTTCTCTTCACCTCCTTCTTTACAGAAATATCCCGTGCCTCATACTTTACAGGCTTGCGGGAATCGATATTGACAGGTTCTGCCAGACAGTCACAGCAAGGCTCTTCCGACTCATCTGATTCAATATGGCGGCAGTCCTTGCAATACTGCCAGAAGTTCACCTCATGCTCCATCGTTAATTCCCTCCTCTAGTATTTGTTGCAATGGACGTTCATTAGCATCGCCAAGAAATGGATTCGTCCCATCAATGTGAGATCGCACCCACTCCAACGCACGAAGCTTGGCGAGCGAACGCAGGTCCGTTGAACTCTCGACCATAGACATGCCAACGTTTATCCAATACATAGCGATGCTTTTGTTGCCACTCAGGAGCTCGTGCCGTAACACCTCGTTTTCTTTACGGAGTCTGGCGATTTCTGCATCTTTGGCGTCATGCTCCATTATCGCCCTCCATTAATTCTGTTGCGTTGATCGTGCCTTCTTTTCCATACTGCTTACAAAAACAAAGATCGTATCCGGCTCTATTAGCAGCTTTCGCCATGTCGTCAAAAGAAAACGAATTCCGATTCAATTTATTATTAAGGTAAGCCACGGATATCCCAAGTGCATCTGCGAGCTCCTGGCTCGTAAGACACGACTCGTATTGCATCGCCCTAACCAGTCTTGACTTCGGACGGCCATCCCATTTCGGGTCTCTCATAGGATTCATGTGGTTTTCTCCTCTCTACGCATCGGAGCAACTAAAGTTGGACGGTCCCAACCGGGCTTAAATATCAACCGGCAGTTCTCCGATCCAGTAAGCTTGATCATCTCGGCTGAAAGTAGGTCCGGAGAGGTAAACAAAGAATCGTCAAGCTCTACTATTCTAGCGCTAACCACATTTACGCGGTGGTTATGACTGTACTCCAGTTTCATCACATCGACCCTCACAGCAGGCCTCCCTCCTCATCACGGATGTAAAGACTCGAAACGAGCCAACTTGCAGCGAAGTTCTGCATTTTCGCGTATAAGCTCTTCCAGAGAGTCCTGCAGTCTTGCCCGCTGCTCAAGGCTTTTAATTAGCCGATCCTTTCCTGCCGCAACCGCGCCCTGCAGCTGCTCGACCTTGGCTTCCAGTTCACTAATTGTAGTCTGCAGTTGGTACTTGTCGGTGGTCATCGCGCACACGCTCTGTCGGAATGTCGTGGTATCTGCCTCTAATTTCTCGATCTGTGCGCGAAGCTTATTATTCTTTTCCTTAAGATCGGCTATAGTGTTCGACATGCCGGCAAATGTCTCGGCCTTTTTCTCCATGGCGAGTCTGAGATCCGCGTTAGCTTTCTTGAGCTCCACAGTTTCTTCAATTGTGCCGATGTCGACTCGGTTGTAAGTATGCTCCCACGCCCGATTTGCAAGCAGGCCCTGGAGCGTTTTGATTGTGTTATCCTTATCCGCAACCTGGGCTTTGAGCTCGGCGATGGTCATCTCATATTCGACCTTTGCCGTTGCCGAGACGGTTTCCGACATGGCATGGTCGGTTTTCAGATCGCGGATCTGGGCCTTGAGCTCGGTGATCATCTTGTTGGCTTGCTCGCACTCCGCTGTGAGCTCTTCTACGGCATGTGCGTAAGAAGCTTCGCTTTCTTCGGACTCGTGGAGAGCCGTTTTGAGCGCTTTGATCCTGGCGAGATCAGACTCTTTCGCTGTCGCCCAGTTGCCTTCCTGCAAAGCATGGTCGGCCTTTACGTCGCGTATCAGTCCGTAAACCCGGTCGAGCTCACGGCGAAGCGTATCTCGTTCCCTTTCGAGCACGGCTGCCTTCTCTCTCAACCGGTTGATGTCTACCGCATCCTCAGTCGTCACCAGATCCGCCTCATGCCCTATCAGCCGTCTGTAGGCGGTCAGCTGGTCTTCCGTCTGTTCCTCCATGCACGCGTAGACGGTGTTGCTTGTATAGTATTTGGTAATTCCATCGCAACTATCTGCACAAATCATAGTTTCTCCTTTCTCTGTCCGCGCTGCTTGTCGCGCAAAAACTGATATATAGCTGCCGGAGTGTTCGCCCCTTGAACAAACCGGTTGTATGCCTTCAAGCTGCTGGCCACCTCTTCCTCAGTAACCCCAGCCTTCTCAGCAATTTCTTTGTTACTAAGACCCTGTCTTTTCAGCAAGGTCATTTCAAACGAATTCAATGTGCCGCCTCCAGATATTACTTTGTTTCTTTAATGCCTGCTTTCCATAACTCATAGCGAATAGCAAGCCGGGTTAATAGGCCAGACTCGATTTCGATATATACCTTCCGGGTATTTTTCCGTCTCATCACAAGCTTATGCAGATATGGACGGCAAATAGCCCGAACAGTGGTCACCTGTTTTGCATTAACAGTCAGCAGTAACTTTTTCATATACTCCCCTTTCAGACGCGCCCCTTACACGTCAGTCATAAAACCCATCAAGAAAGATTGCCGGCCATGTCAGACCAAAATATAACGAGAAGAGTAGACTGCCGATTCGGTCTCTCTCCCATTCACCAGTCTTACGGGTTTTCATGAAGTGCACTCCCCAAATGCTTGCCGCAACCGCAACGAGAAAATATGCGATTGCGAAAATTGTAAGTGTTAACGTCAATCTATTGTTTCTCCTTTCTTTGCTCTAATATCTACGTATAATTCATACGCATCGGGCTCACTATACTGATCAGACAGCCCTCGTGCATATCCTCGATCCCACTCCTTAGTGAGCTCTTCTTTATGCTCACGCCGGAGCCGGATCATTTGTAGGCCATACTCGGTTTTGGCATCATCGTATCCTTCTCTATAGCGAGACACGCCATATGCAAGCATCACCAGTACAGCCAGAACGACTCCGAAGATTAGTAGGGCGAGTAATATCACATTCATATAACCCACCCCTCTTTCTGGAGAATCTTGTAAATTCTGGACTCTCCAACTCCATACTTCTGAGCGATGGCGCGAATAGTCATATCGCCAGAAGCATAGTCATCACACACCTGAGCGTGGTCCACCTTTACGTACCTAGACGACTGCTTGAGTTTCTTGTACGCTTCAGGATCATTCTCCTCGCACCATTCGAGGCAGATCCTGCGCAGTACGGTATCGCTGCACGGTGCCTCGAAACTCAGCTCCAGCCAGTTTTTACCATGATTGTTGTGCTGATCAACGAAGTACTGGATCTCGTCTTCGGTCAAATGCACTCTATGAGCTTTGCTAGGGGTAGAGGACTGCTTTTCAACAGCCCTCTCCTCTGCCTGCTCGACCGCGTTAGATTCAAAAATCACGGGCGGTCGCTCGGCTAATGCCATTTTCTTACCCAGACACATTACGCCGGAGGGAGTTCGCAGAATATAATTCCCATCCAGCCTCTGCTCGATGGTTCGGCCAGTAACGGCTTTAACCATTCAATTCATCCCCTTTCCAAAGCAGCGCATAGCGAACTCATATGCTCTGATGGTGGCCTGGTCGATCTGAGCATGCAGCTGGAGAATTCGTACTTTCTCTTCCAGGTCATTGTCGACGAGGTTATTGACCGTCTGCTGCAGTGTACTGATCGTATCGAGCGACTCAGCATTGGTTGCTTTAAGCGACTCGTTCTGTTCCGTCAGCTTTTTGATTGCTGACTCATAGTACTTCAGCCTGTTCTGCGCTTCATCAAGCTCTACCTGAAGCGCGGTTACCTGATTGGCCAGGCTGGTGTCTTCCGGCTCAGCCGCGATAGCCGTGCCAATGTGCAGTGACTTGGCAACCATCGAAGTCAGCGCCGACAGCTGTTCAGGAGTAAGGTCTCCTACATAGCGCTCCAGGAACTTTCTGGGCTTCGTGTAGATTCTGGAAGTATTACCGACCCACTGGGCACCGCCTTCTTCGTACACAAAGCTCTGCGCCGGTTTGAAATAGTGGCCGTCATTGTCGTAGCGCAATACTACGCCACAGACGTGATGCGGACTACTCATGAGCACGGCAAAATAGTCTTCGCCACCGTACTGACGCGGAACGGCCCAGATCTGTCCACGCAGCTCATCCGGAAGTTCCGAGATGCGTTCACTGTTTTCCGAAACGCTATTCTTCTCGGTGTTGGCGATAGCCGCAGCAGCTGTCGGATCATGATAACCTTCGTGGTTTTTTGTATGCTTTTCGTTGTCTTCCACTATAACTTTTTCCCTTTCCGTTGTTACATCATTTTCCCTTTCCGTTGTTATATCATTTTCCTTCCAGCCAAACTCCGGAAGGTTCTTCTGCGAGTCTGCGGTTTTCACCCCAAACGCTGCCTGAATTGCCTCCAGATCGTTCGGGTCGATCTCATCTGAGGGCTTATCCACAACCTCGGTCCAAATATAACCGCGACTTGATCCGTGCTGTGCCAAGTTAAGCTCGATGTGATCCTCGGCGATCTCGTGCAGTTTTCTCAGGACAGTGCATCTGGAAACACCGACTGCTTTGGCGATATCAGTAGATGTACAGCCCGCCGGCGAACGTTTCTTAAGGAAATCTATAATCGCTTCCTTAAGCGCTTTTTGCTCGGAAGACTCCGGTTTTCCGGCATTGTCCTCCACCCAGCGATAGCCAACTTTGGAGCCATGCCCATGCGGCTTTACGATCTCGGGATGACGATGCATAGCTTCTGACATCCAGTTGCCAACGCAAGACGCCGATACGCCAACTGCATCAGCCAGAGTCTGACGACTAACACCATCCCCATTAGCCTCGCGCACAAGCTTGATCATCGTCTTCATCGCGTCCTCTTTAAGTTCTCTTCCGTAGTTACCCATGTTCTTTCTCCTTTCTTAAAAACAAAAGAGGCCTAGATTTTTCTAGACCTCTTAGATAAACAAAAAATATAGAGCCGGTTAAGTCAGCTTCGAACTGACGCCTCTAGTAAAACTAGCGTGCTACCATTAACACCATTATGGGTTGTACTCACCCATCCGTCTCTATAATATGCATAGATTTTTTCGCGTGACGCGACTCATTTCTCGGGCTCCGCAAACGCCGTGAAATATGTCGGCATCGTATAGCGCGGCCGGAAGCGATACTTCTTTTCGATCTCTTCTGGTGTCATGATCCGTACCTGCATCCCTTCCCGCACGGTTGGGAACAGCTGGATCTCCGACACCTTGCCGCAGATCTTGCACACCGATCCAGGGTGCAGCTTGCCGTCATCTTCGGTAATTATAACTGCGTTCACGTACTTGTGCTTATGCTTTGACTTGGCCGCAGACTTAGACTTGTCCGACGGTTTTTTCTTTTTCCATTTGGGGGTTTCAAGATCGTTTACCATTGCTCCTCCTTTCATATTAACGGGAATATGCGGGCGTACTTGTAAATACGGCCGTCGAGAAACGTAACGTCGATACTATCTGGATACGGCTCACACTTGCGGTAATGCGGTTCTACTTTAGCCGCCTGCTGATGGCTCTCTTCACACTTCCTGCAGGCGGGCTCATTTTTGTACTCGCTACCGCAAATATCGCACACATAGGTCAGTTCAGTCGTCATCATCATTCCCTCCGTATACGTATGTTATGGGTTTGCCACAGTCGGTTTCAGCCACAATTACTGCGTTTCTAACTGGCAGGTCGGCTTTCTCCAGCGCCTCCTTGAACCATTTTATGATGGCATCCGCGCTATCATAGTCACGCAGATCGCCAAACACTGTTACGGTGTACGAGGCGATACAAGATGTGTCCGGGTTTTCCCAGACCGTTTTCTGAAGCGATCCCTCAGATCCGGCCGGCATGTAATGATGCGGGTTTACCTCAAAATCATCCCATGCTCCCCAGTCATCTTCGTACTGAATTTCTTTGCCGAAGATGCTGTCCCAATCGACGGTCGGCTCATCAGCAGAAAACCTAAGGCAATCGAAACGAGCCACGCCTGCTACATGTGTCCATACGCTCATTCTTCTTCCACCTCCTCGTCCTTTTCAGGATATAAGAATGGACCAAACTGCTCGATAAGCAGATTGAGGTCCAGAGCTTGATGCAGGTCAACATAGTAAGACCACGTCGCGTTTACTGCGGCGTCCATGGCCTCTGTGTCATTCGGTGAATCGTCGACAGGCCTGCCGAACAACAGCGCAGCAACCTGCTTTTGATAGGGCAGCAGCTGGGAACAGGCGCCCGTGAATGTGAAGAAGTTCCCGAGCAACATATCTAGCGCATCCGCCTTCCGTATGATCAAGGAGTCAAATATACGCTCCCTATACACGAAAAGACGCCCCGCTTCGCTCTCTACAGCCTCAATGAACTTGTCGGACTGGGATAAACTCAGGCTCAAATTCGTCAGGGCAGCATTGAGAAGCAGTCTCCGGGCATAATCCTCAACTTCATTCTTGAGGTGATTGTTCACCTGCAGCACCATCCGGCAATACGGGTGCGGATCGATGTCATCCTCGACATAGCCTCGAATAACTGCGATGCGCACGTAGCCGATCTCGCGTTCATTAAGGAGGTCGCCAATGCCCGCGTTGTCAGGTAAGAATATGAAGTCATAGTCATTCTGAATCTTCTCCAGAATAGCTGTTAGCGTGCTATTCTTGGTGTATCTTATGGATCCGGGTCCAGCCAGCCCGCAAAGATCTCGAAGATCCAGCCACCGCTCACCCTCTCGACGATCGAAATCCATTATGTCTATGTTTGATAATATAATCATTTTTCTTCCCCTTCCTGCTCTTTGCTCTGAAAATATGGGTGAAATGTAAACTGTGCATGCACTGTTCCATCCGCCTGTGATGAGATTTTTAATTTCCTCTGAAGCTCGTCTCTTTCTTTTTCTAGATCCTCGATGCCTTCGAGCAGCTGCTCGTAGGCCGCCTTATACCTAGCGACCTTGGTTTCGAGCGCCTTCTTCTCTTCGCAGAAAGAAGCAGAAAGAGCAGCGTCGGTGGCTCGGAGCTCTTCGACTTTCTGAACGGCTGCGGTCGCGAGCGCAGTAGCTTTATTGAGCTGATCCCATAATCCGTCAAAATCTGCGGTCGAGATCGCTGCGTCGGTCTTGTCGATCGCGTCGTACCATTCTTTCATAGCGTCTCGGTAGCCCGTCATATATATCGCGTAATTTGTGCAAACATAGTGTGCGAGGGGCTTTATCCTTTTGTTTAAGACGTAAAATTCTGACGGCTCTACCGGAAGAGCGTCGATAAGTGTCCGCGGTCTTACATAATCGTTTCTGTCCATATTTAGTTCTCCTTTTTAATTATGATGTCGTCTATACGGACATCAAATAAGTACGCTAAGCAAACTAAGTTGTCTATGGTGGGCATTGATCTGCCGCTCTCCCATTTGTACACAGCCTGCGTCGAGATGCCCATGTCTTCGGCCAGGACATCAACCGAGAATTCATTCTGCGTTCTCAGCTGACGGATCCTCGCTCCCGTTGCTGCTGGATCCAGTATTGCAAGCATTAGTCACACCTCCTCAGAATATAACTTCGGCCACGGCATCCAAGCTAAGATCTCATTTGTGATGTTGATCGTGTCTTCGTCCCAGTCTACCAGCTCACCATAGTCGTCCCGTACTTCATAGCTATAGATCTCCATGAAATATCCGGGGTCAGGATAAAACCGCGATATGCAAAGAAAAGGCTTTCCGCTTCTCGTGTCGATCCTTGTCGTCAGGTAGTCACCAGCGATTGTCGGAAGGCGGTCTTTTGTGTTCACCCATGCAAGATCAGTTATGCTAACCAAACTTTCTGGTGCGCAGTCAATCCCTATCGGGGCTGATGTATCGATTGCGTTCTGGGGAATAAATCTCTTGCTGTGGTGCCAAACAAACATGTTACTTTTCTCCTTTCTTCACATAAGGCCTGGCCGGTAGCTCTGACCAAAATATGACCTTACAAAGCTGTCCGCTCGGTCCAACCCACCATCTTAATGCGGTGCTGTAGTGGGCGACAACATAGGTTTTTCGCTTATGCCCTCGCACCGACAAGACCTCAGCTCAGGCTAAATATAACCCGTCAACTCTCGGCGGATCAGACTCCGGATTCCACTGCACTCTTGGCCTGGTCGTTGTTACCCCCTTGATAGGACACGATCGTCCAAGACTTGTTGTCTTTGCTTCTGATGTAGAGTGAACCATCCGGCAAATATGTAGCCATACAGTTTGCGGCGTCCTTAATGTAGGGATGGTCGCCAGGCTCGATCTTAAGGATATATGCCAGTTCAAGCACCTGCGCCGGTGTCAGAGCCTTGATCTGTCCATTCTCAAACCGGCTAATTTTCTGCCGGCTGACTCTGAGCTTGGATGCTACATGCTCCTGTGACCAGCCGTGGATCAGTCTCGCCAGGTGATAGCAAGACGCCCATCGAATATCACGGGCTCTTGCGTCGATCTTTTCCTTGCTCATACCAAAGAGCTTTGTGACGTCAGCCTCCTTAGCGTTGGCCATCATTTCTTCAAACGTTGACATATCTGCTCCTTTCATCTGCCGGTCAGCAGTTTCATGCTGCGAAGAATATCACCAGTTCTATAGCCCTCGTCCTTGAGGCGCTGAAACTCGCACCTTTCAGTTGTGGTCATCGGGCGCTTGAGCTCCCAATACATGCCGAGACTACGGTCGTAAATATAGCGCTCGCGATGATCGTTTTCACGCTTCTCGTCACGGGCTTTGACACCTTCTCTGATTGCGGCACGACCGGCTGCGGCAACCACACCTGTGATAGCGAGAGCAGCTTCCGGGTTCTCCTTGCACCACTCAACCGTAGCCTTACCGAATTCAACTGTCTTTTCCTTGGCGGCGTGTGCCTTTTCTTTCACGGCTTCCCAAAAAGTTTTCTTTTCAGCGACCTGGTTGTTCTCCATACTTTCTCCTTTCGTGCATAGCGACAAAAAAAAAGCAAGAAGCCCAGATTTCTCCAGACTTCCCGCCTTTAGTTTTTGTTCCTCAGAGTTTTTACTTCTTCAGCAGCCCCATGTCATCGAGAATGGCGTCGATGTTGTCTCCACGCCTTCTCCGAGCCGCGTAGTACCTCTTCTCTTCCGTTGTCATGGCCCTCGTCAAAAGCCACGGCATGTCCAGCTCCTCATCATAGCGCTCGAGCTCTGCATGCTGGTAATCCGCCTTCTCGGCCTTTTTACGGGTTGAATCGCTGATCATAGCGACTCCGCCCATAGCCAGGACCGGAAGAAGGACCCCGAGCATGTCAGGATTCTCTTTACACCAGTTGACGGCTTTACCTGCCGTTTCCTTTGTCTTGCTCCATGCGCCAGAGATCTTGGCCTTCGCCTTATCGAAGATCGTGTCCTCAACGACTTTTCCATTCTCAGTGACATGAGCATCAACTGTCTTGTTCATACTTTTTTCTCCTTTCTCGAAACAGGGACTATTTCCCTACTATAGGACTGGAAATTATCGCGTACGTCACCGAGCCCACTGCACACGCGGGTCGTCTTTACGCACTAAGCGGAAGTCGTCAAACTCCTTTTCCCAGTATTCCTTCGGTATGGGCGGCATGCCCAGGGCCCACATGAGACGGCGTACCGGCATCGTAGGATATAACCCGTCTTCCGGCAGCTCGCTATACAGTCTGAGATACTTGTCCAGCGCGGAATTCTGCCAAATATCCTCAGCAATGGCTGGCTCAACATGAGACCAATACCACACCTTTAGCCGCTCGTCGAACTTCCTCTGAACCACCACGATTCCGCGTCCATCGGGCAGAGAATACAACGTCCCTGCGCTGTAGAGCGGATGCTTACATGTGTAGAACTTAGCATGCTCGTAGACAGGAATCGCCTCAGGCATGTCATACATCTTTCGCATGAATATCACCTCCTCACCTCACAGCCCGGGCTACGTCTACAGGATTGGCCTCTAACCAGCCCCAGGTCTTAGTCTTGTGGTCGAAGAACTCACCATAAACTACATGGTACTTGCCGTCCTTGCCGATCACAGACACCTGGCTAGCCATACGAGGTTTGGATGCTTTACCGGGCTCTTCTCTCCGCCTGGGGTACGGCAGATCGACAGACCAGCACTGAATATAACGTTCATTCGGGCACTTCTTCACGTTGGCGTACCAGTTCCAGTGATCGGACACGCGGAATGATCTGGCCGGCTTGCGCTGATAGGTAACCTGATCCTGTGTTCCGGACGGGACCAAATATAACGTCTGATCGATGTTGCAGGACCCCATAACATCGTGGGTGTCCCACAGCAGCATAGCCAGGGCGTTAAAGAACTCCTTGCACTTCTCGAACTCCTTCTCTGCGCGCTTCTCCATGAACTCTCTTGTGCTCTTCTTCATTTGGTTCTCCTTTCTTTGCCTGCGTTTCTTTTCGCGTGTGACGACAAAAAGCAAGAAGCCTAGATTTCTCTAGACTCCTCGCCCATGGTTTTCGTTTAGATCACTTGAAGCGTAATGCCTTAGTGATCATTGATACGTAGCCCGAGAAGGTCTTGCTGGTGATAGCACCAGTTTCCTCAAACTCCAGGACCTTCCGCAGCCCGACATATCCAAGTGACATGCCTGCCAGTGATGCCGACACGCCAAACACGGTGCCAGCAAAATCGCTTGCCGCTTCGACGATAGCCGTGATGCGGTCCGTCTTTGCACGCTCAATGCCGACGGTCTTCTCAGCCTCAGCCTTAACCCGCTCTGCTTCCAGCTCCATATCTGCACGATATTTTGCTGCCTGCAACTCGAGCTCAGCTTTGTACCGAGCCGACGCGTCTGACAGTTCTGCCTGCTTGATCGCCGCATCATGCTCTTTGTCATAGCGGTCGCTGTTGTTCAGCTGCTCCATCAGGTTGGTCGCCGCCACTACCAGGTTTTCGTACTCCTTTGAGCCAAGCTCCTGGTCTCTGAAGCTGTCCATTGCTATAACAGCTTCCTCTCGTGCCCGTTCAATAACATCAGTCGTCATTCTTTTGCTCCTTTCTAATCAGGGACCATTTCCCTACTATAGCCGTGGAATATTTCGCGCCAGGTGACAAAAAGAAAAAAGAGAGAAACCGAAAAAATATACGCTCGGTCTCTCTCCTACTATGTGCGCGGAAATTTTTGCGTAGTACCATTCTACTCTGCCTTTTTGTCACCTGCGTCTGGATTTTCAATTGCTTCAGTGACCAGCTTCATGTTATGCTCAATATCGCTGCAGATTACATTAAAATCTTTTCGGCACCGACGTTCGTGCTCCGGGTTTAAATATAACCGCTGGAGCTGAACCATGGCCGCCCTCAGATGAGCGTCTGCTAAAAGAGCAAGAGCCTCCTTATGGTTACCCTCTTCAAAGCAGGTATGTGCTGCATCCAGAATATGATTGAGTTCGTCTTTGTTACGAGTGAGCTGATTAGCGCATGGCCAGTTTCTTGCAATGTGTTGTTTCATATTTTGCTCCTTTCAAAAGCCAAGAGGCCCAGATTTTACTCCGGACCTCTCGTTTTATTGTTTGTTACTGTTCGTTAGCTTCCTGGTCCACGATCATGCCCAGTACAAATAGCGGTATGGCCGTAAGCGCCATAAAGAAGTACGCCGCCGGAACTGCCACACGCAGCCACGGGCGAGCTGCCTCAGGGTCGCCACCAAAGACCCTCTCTATAAGATCATTGGCGATGGACCTGCCATAGCTCATTCCGTCAGTTGCGCGTGAAAGCCATTCCGTGGCGATAACGTTCGCTATTGCCCACACCAGTACCACAATTAACATAGTATGCATCGTTTTCCTCCTTTGTCTAAAAACTACAGTTCCTATAAAGAGGATGGAAAAATATGCGTGAAAAGAAAAAAAAAGAGAGAGGAACCTTTTTAGTTCCCCTCGGGCCTTGGAATTGGCGATCAGGCGCAATTCCACTTGTGCTTATAGTTGCTTTCCAGCAGTCCAGTGCTGGTATCAACCTTATAAGTCCGAAGCGGATTCACGTCAGCCTTCACCGTTTCCAGGAGCCTTTCAGCTGCCTTTCTTCTGGCTTCCTCTCTCATTTCCTTAACTTCACGTCTTTCCTTCATTGTTTTATCCTCTCTTTCTTTTTTAATATATAGAATTCTTGTTCTATTATATAAGCGGATTTTTTCGCGTGACGCGACAATAAAGAGAGGAGCGGACTTCAGCGCTTATCTAGCAGCCAGAAGAATTTTCTGTAGCGGGGCGTAGAAGTAGTCTCGTCCACACGGTATGCCCATGCGCTCATGAAGGTAGACGTAGCTTCGCCCTTGTGTTATCGCTGCGAGAATATAACGGTCAAGCTCGGCATCCGCGGATTAATTACTTAAGCGCAAGAACAAAGACTCCCAGCATTTTTGCCGAGAGCCTATGCTCTGGAATATCACTTACGCTTGGCTAACTCCTGCACTAAAGCCGGTACGTCGGTGATCTCTGTTGGCCACAGTAAAACCACGCCGATCAGTATTGGCACGAGCATTATTCCGAAGCATGCTTCCATCGAGAATTTCGGAAACATCTCGCACAGGGCCGTCAGTATACTAGCTACTTCATCTTTGCTAGTAAATAGTATGGCCGCGTGCGCCCACGCTTTCAAATTACTCTTTGTCTGAAACAGTTTTCGGAAATATGCCGTGTACAACATCACGAGTGCAGCACCGATTGCCACATAGATACCGATTCCCATAATTACAAACTGCATATTGTTCCTCCTTATGTGTAAAGTTATCACTCCACCATGTACCTGGAAAATATCGCGTGAGACGACCAAAAGAAAGAGACCCGTAGATTTCTCTACGAGCCTCAATCGCCTTGGAATCAGTCCGCATACTCACAATACGCAAGACTGTCGTCCTCTACGGATGTTTTGCAGAGTTTCAGCCAGCGATCTGCTGCAGCCGGGGTCAGGATGCCTTTCCGTACGGCTCGCCGCATCTTGTCACGCTGAAGCAGTAGCCTTTTCTTATAGCCTTCCGCTTTGCGTAACATGTTCCACGAGCCGAGGTCAATCTCCATCGCCTCAGCAACCTCGGTCGTCAAGTTCCTAACTTCTACTTTATTTTCCATATTGCACCTCGTCTTTATTGTTTTGCTTATTGGTTCCATTATGAGCCTGGAAAATATCGCGTGAAAAAAAGAAAACCCCAGATTTTACTCCAGGGTTCTCTGATCAGTAGGTGGTCCGAGTATCAGTCCTCGCAACCGGCCTTACGTGCCAGGGCGCGAACAGCAGACTCAGGAATTGCAAGCTCCCACGCAATTTCTGAGCAGGACCGTCCATCATATCTCAGGGCGATCACTTCCTTCATCATGCGATCCCTCGCTTCCTTCCTTGCCATCTGCGCCTCACGCCTTGCTTCATTATAAGACTCAGTAAAAGTTTTCATATCGTTCACCTCCTACTATAGAGGTGGAATTTTTCGCGCAATTCAGTCTATTTGGATTCACATGATCGTGTCCATGAGGGTTGACAGCGATTCCTCGTCCATACTGGCAGTAGCGCAGATGTCAACCGTAATACGTCCGCCTTCTTCGTGTTCAATCTCGAGTGACTCCAAATCAATGTACACGGCTACACCCAGCGCCTTCAACACAGCCTTAGCGACAGCCCGTGCGATCATATTTTTGACAAATTTCGTGTTCAGCAGCAACTTGTCCATAATAGCGGTCCTCCATTTGAAAATATACATGTTGTGAAAAAAGAAAAAAGCTCAGGAATTCCCGAGCTTTTCCTTTGCAGCCTCATCGGCAATCTGGCATAATAACTCACCGTAACAAAACGCCAATTCCGGGCTCAGCCATACCCAGGAGTCTGTCTCCAAAATATGCATGTAGATTTCACCCTCATCCGAGCCTACCTCAATAGGCGCTTCGTCCACTGGAAACGTCCAGCCTTCCAATAGCTGCTCAGCAGCCTCGTAGTTATGCTTCTGAGCTTTTCTCTTCCCAAAATTAAGTTTTGGGGTCTTGAACTGCTTTTTGGTTTCGAACTTTCTCATGTTGGTTCTCCTTTCTTTTCAGTTCTATTATGTACTTAGAAAATATCGCGTGAAAAAGCAAAAGCCCGGAATTAATATCCGAGCCAGTATGCTTCCATAGTAGCACCAGCCACCAAGGCCAGCATGATAACAACTAATTCAATCATATCATTACCTCCTTTATAGTGTTCTACTCCTATAAAGAGGGCGGAAAAAATTGCGTGAGGAAAAGCCAAGAGGCCTAGATTTCTCTTCTCTAGACCTCTCGGTGTTGGGGTTATTCTTCTTCCATCTTTATGCGGGTCCCCAGCAACTTGCTGACGGCCATGAGCGGCAGCAGGGGCAGCATCACTATGCATGCGCCGAACTCCATTGCGACGTGGAACTTGCCGCGACCGACTCCATATTCGTTGAGATCTGCAAGGTCATACAGTTCATCTGTTGCCTTCCAGTAACTCTTCTTAGATTCGATCCGGGTGTCCACCTCCGAAACGACTCGGTTTGCGACTGCATATGCTGCGACACCAGCTGCGATTGTCATAAACTTCTTCATGTTGTGTACCTCCGTTTAAAAATGTAAAGTTTTCACTCCATTATGTGCCTGGAAAAAATTGCGAGAAAACAAAAGAGGCCCAGATTTCTCTGAACCTCTCAGCAGCGTTCACTTCAACCAGGAGGGCCACTCAGCCCTCACGTCGTCTGTGAGAAGGTCGCTGTTCTTGTATCTCCTCCAGATGGCTCGTGCTGCGCGGATCGCGAGCCCCAGCACACCCATCATTGCCAGACTCACCCCACCAATGAGCAGCCACCCGCCTTTGTACGGGTACCACGCGAGCTCTGTAACGCCCGCGGAGTACGCGATCCAAAGCAGGTAACCGACCACGGTAAAAGTTGGTCCGACAACCGCCAGGTATTCTGAGAATACTGCGATCGTCACACGCTTTGCCACCTCAAACAGTTCGCTGTTCTTTACGACTTCCCACTTTTTACTTTTGATTTTCATTGTAACCTCCTTTGGTTAAAAGTTTTCTTGCTATTATACAAGTGGAAAATATCGCGAGGGACGACAAAAAAAATAAAAGAGGTGATCTACGCTAATGCTTATATGTATAGAGCTGGACTTTCACCAGCCACCTCAGCTCGATCTAGTCGGCCTTCCGATGTCTTAAGGGTCTATACATTTACCTCTCTTCTATAATGGGCGTAGAAAAATATGCGTGAAAAAAGAAGACCCGTAGATTTCTCTACGAGCCTCGTTTTTGGTCATTGCTGCTCACTTTTCAAGAGTTCTATGACCTTTTCTGCTCCATCCAACTCCGTGATGATCGCATCGATTTCGCTGTTAACGACCTCCTTGCAAAGCTCCAGGTGATACCGCGCGGCTCCGAAGTCTCCACTGCTCGCATACTCGCGAGCTTCTTCGATGCCCAGTTCCATCGCCTTCGGCAGTCCAAGGATCGCCATCACAGTCAGCATCTTGAAACGATCCACGCCTGCGGTGAATTCTTTTTTTGTCCATATGTTACCTCCTTTTAGGCTCAACAATTGTTCCATTATATGACTGGAAAATATCGCGTGAAAAAGGAAAACCCCAGATTTTACTCCGGGGTTTCTCTTGCACCTCCTTTCATTCGTTATAGAAGGCCGGATTGTACTTGCTTTCAATCTCGACCTTAAGGCCTTTGGCCTGGCGCGTGCATGCATGAATCTCCCAGTCCCACTTGTCGTCAGAGACTGTCGCCATGATTCCCGCCATACTTCCGAAAGTCCGTCGGGCTTCTTCCGCATGGTAAACCTTGCGAAAATCTCCGATCCGAAGATCGACTGGCAGTCCAAGCCCGCGTACGAGCATAGCCAGTTCATTAAAGTTCTTAAATTCACCAATATACATAACTGATACCTCCTATTAATTAGAATGTTTATATGGTTCTATAATAGAAGCGGAAATTATCGCGTACTCACCTTTGGAAAGTCTTTCCCATACACAGACGACCAAATTCTTTGCTAAAATATAACCGGGATAGGAGGTCCACGAGAATGGAAAACGCTGCTGTATATGCTAGGGCGTAGCCAACGGTATGCGAACCATTGTGTACGGAAACGTGGTGCTGATTACGAAAAAAATATAATCTAGTACTTTTTCGCTAGCTGTTTCATACCACCGACAGCTTCGTCGTCGCCCACATTAACGGTCGCTACTTGCCCTTTTAGCCAGGGTTGCCTTGAATGGCCCTCCCGTAGTCTTTCCTAATCCTCCGACACTAGCTAAAACAACTTGGTTGATACTACTTATTGAGTACGTCATAAGCCCTCCTTGTTCTATAATATGGGCGGAAAACTGTGCGAAAAAATATAACCTAATACATTTTCGCTAGCTGTTTCCACCCAACCGCTTCGTTGCGCCTTCATTAACAGTCCACACTTGCCTTGCTTCCAAGGTTGCTGTACCCAGCTCTCATGTGCGCTTATCTATTCTCTGTCACTAGCTAGGATCGATCAATTAACTTGCGTGCTATGTGTTTCCTAGTACGCCTCTTTCTCTCCTATAATAAGCATGTCTTTTTTCGCGAGGATAAAAAAAAGAGAGGACCGGCTTTTTGACCGACCCTCTTTTTGGTGTTCAATTTATCTTAGTCGTCTGTTTTCCTGCCACGGTCGCCATTAAAAGCGACGTCCAGCATTCTGAAACCGACCACGATCAGCAGAACAGCAATTACCACAGTCATTGTCATATACTTTCCTCTCTTTCTGTTTGTGTCAGACGGCCAATTCCGTCCTACTATAGAGATGGAAAATATCGCGAGGCACGACAAAAGAAGAAAAACAAAGACCCGTAGAATAAACTACGAGCCTTTGCCTTAAGAAAGGAGGTAAAACTATAGACATCCCCACTATGGAGGATACAAATCTTAATTACGCGACAGCGATCGCGCCGGTGGCCTTGGTGTAGGTCAGAGTGATCTCGCCGGCAGTGAGGGTATAGGTAGCACCGCCAACAGCAGGCTCAACAGCAGTGACAACATAGAACTTGCCATCCTGCTCTACGATCACACCAACCAGCTGGTAGGCATTGAGGTCCTTACGGATCGGTGCAACGGCACCATTCTTGATAACGATACTATAATCGCCAGCTTCAGTTCTCAGTCTCATGTATTTTCTCCTCTGAGTCGTCTATAATCACGACTTTGAAACTTATTTGCTTGCTTGCTTCAATTACATCCAGATCAACATCCAAGTGGAGGGTACACAGATCTTTTGTAGGGTCTGTGTGGTTCACTATAAAGGTTCCAACCGGAGTCGGTATCGCTCGCTTTTTATACAGTCTCCAAACGAGACAACCGTTGATCAGCGCCAGAACTAATATAACTACTCTTAATGCGATGTAAATCTGCCCGTCATACATCTGTGTATCCTCCTACTTGCGGTTACTCTTCTCTAAGCATACGAATATACTTGTCGATCAGTTTTCTTTCGTGATCGGTTCCAGCTTCGTCATACATTCTCTCCAGCGCGTCGACCATACGATCGGCAATGCTGTGACCAGAATATCCATGTCTGCCATAAGATCCGGAATACCGTCCGTCGTAAGGCATACCGTAACTCATACGCGGATCATGGGACATCCTGGGCATAGTGCCAGAGAATCTGTATGTATCATTGGAGTATCCGCCAGGACCCATCTCACCGGCTTCCATCCGATCAATGGTTTCTAAAGCGCAAAGGGCCTTGTTCATATTATCGAGCTCGGTCGGAGTGATGTCGTTCTTTGCCGTAATCTTTTTGATCTGTGCAACGAGGACAGTCCTCAGATCGCCAAGACACTTGATACAATCTTCGTTCATTAGATCATCCCTCCTTCATCGAGCAAATATGACGTTGGCATTCTGCACGAGAATCGGCTGATCGGAAATATTCCGAACGGACACGCTCTCGCAACAGCCACACCAGATCGCAGCATTCACGCTGCAGGCAACATTCCAGAACTCATCGACTGCTGCCGGCGTGACGATCATCTGACTCGAGGGAATCGTCGCTCCATCAATGGTGATAGCCAGAGAAATATCACCAACTGTGCCTCCGGTAGGGACTGCGATGTTAGCTCCGAACGTAACGAGATAGTTCGAAGGCCTTCTGCACGGAGTATTTGCCACTCCCGTAAGCATAAATACTCCAGTATCGGATCGATGCCGAACTAAATTTGTGACCGGAGGTACCGGATTTTCGGTGAATATAACCGCCTCACCAGGGTTCACGGTCTGAACGGCGTTTGCTGACCATTCTGCCATGACACTACCTCCTTACACGTTTGTGCCGCACATACTATACATCCCGCAATTGCAGCCGCCATTAGGATTCTGCACTACATACGCGGGGATCGGAGTCGGATTAAGTCTCGCCAGAAGATTAGCGGTCTGAGCGGAATTATCAGCAAGAAGCTGACCCGTCTGTGCAGACTGAGAAGCGGCCAGGTTGGCCATCTGAAGCTGGGTATTGAGCTGAGCATTCTGAGCCTTAAGAGCATCGAGCTCCTGCTGGCACATCTTATCGAGAATGGCCTGGATACCTGCATTCTGGTTGGCGATAACGTCTCTAAGACCATCGGACAGAGCAGTGCGATCGGCGCAGTTCTCGGTTGCTACAGTATATTTCAGATCGGCGAGGCCGGCGCGATTATCGCAGCAACACTGCTGGAGACTAGACGCAAGAGTGTTCATACCCTGCATAGTAGCCGCCTGGTTATTGGCCAGAACGCCCAGCATATTTGTCTGCGCATTACACCGAGAGATCTCAGCATTAGCGAAGCCGTTAGAAACGGAAGCGGCAAGACCGTTGAGACCGCCCATGATGGCCTGCTGATCAAAGCCACGCTGAACATCGCCATTGGTCCCGTTGTTCATGAGATACGGCATAACACCACCATTACCTCCGAAACCGCTGTTGCCATTCCAGCCACCTGCGAAAGCGAACAGGAACAGAATGATAATCCACCAAGCACCATCGCCTCCAAAGAAGCCGTTGCCAACACCATTGTTACCCATGACAGCTGCAACATCGGCCGCGCTAAGACCACCGTTAGAATCCGTTAAAGACATAACCAAATTCCTCACTTTTGTATAAGCTGTTGTTGGCGAGTTACCCGCTATTTAATTGTCAAAGTACATTTTTATCTCAAAGCGGCTAGTGATAGGGCCGTGCTAGCTCTAACTACTTGACGCCAAACGCGCATCCGACATACCAGCCCTAGAAATATCGCCAACCGCCAAAGAGCATTTAAGCCTCTACATAATCCGTCCCGTCTGGATTCACTCTCTTCCAGCCAACACGTTTCATCGGTCTCAAGCCGGTCGGAGTATCGCCGTGATACATGTAATACTCCGGAGTACCGTCTTTATCGAGATCATATTCGTAGATAATGCCATCGTCTGGCTGTACATATGCATCTTTCGAGGTTGGCTTCGTCCAAGGTACAATTGTAGGCTGCGGAGCAGATCCAGTAAGCAATGCCACCACCTGCTCAAGCTCGTGGACTCTCTCCTCTAAAGCAGAGAGCCGATCCTTATCGTCGGGGAGCAGCTCATCTTCATCGTAGTGCTCAACGGCAAGAGCAGTCAGTTCCTCGTGCTGAGCATCTGAAATGCGATTGGCAACCCATACGCGGTCAATCTTTGTCTGCATATCATCGAGATTGTACTTAGCGCCCGATAAAATAGCATCTTTAAGAATGTTGTACATGAGTTATCCTCGTTACTTCTTGATCGTCCGAACTACGGCGTTCAGAGCTCCGGTGGCCTTGATCTTATCGCGCATTGCGTTAGCCGTAGACTTGCTTGCGTATTCAGTCTTGATCCACACGCAATATCTGTCCTTGGCATTGGCACCCTGGTCCACTATCTCAGCCTTTGTGAAGCCGGCATTCTTAGTCTGCGTCAGCTTCTTCTGGGCATTGGCTTTCACGGAGAACGCGCCGGTCTGAACCCTGTAGACCGTCTTCACCTCAGCAGCGAAAGGCATTCTATACGCATACTGGAAGCCCATTACCGGCTCAACAAACGGTTGAGAGGTGTAGGACTTGTAGTCGCCGGTGAGCCGAATGCGATCGGTAGAACCACAATCATAGCGCTCCCACATGAGGCCATTCTGGTTACCAAGGATAAATACATGCGGACCGACGACGTTAGTAAAGACAATATCGCCAGGCTGCAGCTTATCGATGGAAGTGATCTTGATTGCGCCCTTGGAGGCGACGTACTTAGCCACCTCAGTAACAGATCGGTTACCAACGTCTCTCAGACCGCAATTCCACAGAACCTGATCGACGAATCTGTCGCAAGAAGTTCTCTTGTCTTCGTGGCTAACGGACGGGAGGCAAGCAGCATCGGAATGCTCGAACCCGCGCTTCTTATCGTTGGCCGCAACCTTCTTGGCCATGGCGAGGAACTGCGCAAGTGTAGCCTTGAACTTGGCTTTATTGGCATTCTTGACATACTTGTCGAACGCATCATGAGTGGTAGGGCCATAAATGCCATCCACGTCGATCTTCGCTACCTTCTGAAGCCTCTTAACATAAGCAACGGTGGTGGCATTGTATGTGCCAGTAACAAAGGTCTTGGGATCTAAATATGCACCACAGGGAGCGAAACCGGTAAGCATCAGCTGCTCCTGAAGCTTTGTAACATTGTCGCCACGGCTGTTCTGCTTGAGAATATAACCATCAACGTTTCCGCCGATCTTCTCCATGTATTCCTTGGTCTTAGCTTTGAACTTATCCCATGTCCAGTTGCTGCCTTTACCCTGATCTCTCTTGAGCGGAGACGGGCAGTTCTTGGTGGTAACATCGCCGTGTCTCAGAAGGTGACTGAGCGGGAGGTTGTATACGGTAAGGAAAGCAGCCGCGAGTTTTGCAGCCATTTCCTGGGTTTCTTCCGTGAAGTACCAGGTCTCGTTGTCATCATTGCGACCGGACTTGGTGTAGGTGCCGCACTCAACGCCGACGCAGTTAGCATTACGAGCATCGGGATGAATATAACGGAAGCCGGAAGAAGCGCCCACCTGCCAGGTAACTGCATCATCGGAAGTAACACGATAAGGCGTGCCGCTCTTAGAAATATCGTACTGAGCGCCGAAGCCCTTGGAGCTGCCATTGCGGAACAGATTGGGGTTCTCGCCATTGACGCCGCGATAGTGAATGACGAAGTATTTCTTGGCGTTGATGGTAGAGGTCGGGATCTGAGAACGGTTTGCAGCGGTGTTATCCACCATTTTGATTCCGAATACCTTCTGCAGGACCTCTTCAACAGACTTGTATTTAGTTTTAGCCACAGTTTTCACCTCCTTTTTATCGGCTTTGGCCGGATAGTAAATAGTGGGCTCTACTCCGGTCAGATCATCATACTTAGTAAGATTGTGCTCTCGGATAATTGAGATAACGTGGTCGGAATATGTCGGACCGGTCGCATAGCCGAGCTGATGAACGGTCTTAATTAGCTTAATCGGATCCTTCATGTCAAGGACTTTGCGGCCGTATTTAGGCTCTCCGCCAGGACCGCCATAGCTGCCCCAGGTCATGAAGCAGAGATAGTCAGCGAAGGACTGCTCGATGTTGTCGTACTTCCGGAAGCTGTCGTTGATCGTGACTTTCTTCCCATCGTAGACTTCCGGAGTATCCTTTTTAAGACTATCTCCGGGCCAAACAGTAAGGCCGACATCAGACCAGGATTTATGAAGAAGATCCGTCTTAATGCCGACCATGTTGTTGAACTGCATGAGCAGCGCGATCTGCTTGTTGTCCCAGTAAGCGGGAACGCCATAGCCATTCTCAAGGCATGACTGAGCAATGAGAACAGATGGCAAATATCCGTAGCGTTTGCATGCCCTCTGTGCCGCAGAAGCAATCAGAGAGATGTACTCCTGCTTGGTATTACAGATTTTCATACGGTTCCTTCCTTAAAAGAAAAGGCCCTTAGGATCACCCTAAAGGCCTTGGTGTTTACCCCATTTTGAATTGGATTTCGCGGTCATCAATCATCCTGCGGCATTTGATAAAAAGCAAGATAACCGCTCTCTGGGAAATAGTTGTAGATATTGTCTATCTCGTCTGGCCATCCTTTGGTTGTTACGTCAAGCTCTAGGTTGGCCGGCATGTCACCCTCTTCCACTATTTCTCTGATTTTATAGACGTGCACCAGATAGTGATTTCCGCCGTGGCTGTACGTTATAGTAAACGTGCTTGCGAATAGCTCATCGATTGATAAATTCTTATCCACAAGGTAGACGCCTATGAAAACGGCATCGCCATAAATCTTATCTGGCAATTCTTCCGGGCGCACTGTTGTGTAATTCTGGGGTGTCAAGCTTATCACACGCCCGGCGCCTCCAAGCTTGGATGGAAGCGCAGCCACAATGCGACCGAGAGAAGTATCGACTGTGTCGATAAAGCCATCGTTAGTGCCTGTATCTGGTGACAGTTCGTCGGCGAGTGTTTGAAGTAGATATCGAATATCAGCCATTATGGTATTCCTTTTATACTAAAGTACGTATTAGCCCTCCACGGGCACCTTCATACGGTTCCTTCCTTAAAAGAAAAGGCCCTTAGGATCACCCTAAAGGCCTTGGTGTTTACCCCATTTTGAATTGGATTTCGCGGTCATCAATCATCCTGCGGCATTTGATAAAAAGCAAGATAACCGCTCTCTGGGAAATAGTTGTAGATATTGTCTATCTCGTCTGGCCATCCTTTGGTTGTTACGTCAAGCTCTAGGTTGGCCGGCATGTCACCCTCTTCCACTATTTCTCTGATTTTATAGACGTGCACCAGATAGTGATTTCCGCCGTGGCTGTACGTTATAGTAAACGTGCTTGCGAATAGCTCATCGATTGATAAATTCTTATCCACAAGGTAGACGCCTATGAAAACGGCATCGCCATAAATCTTATCTGGCAATTCTTCCGGGCGCACTGTTGTGTAATTCTGGGGTGTCAAGCTTATCACACGCCCGGCGCCTCCAAGCTTGGATGGAAGTTGCAACGTAAAGAGTGCCGTACCGCTAGAGTTCTCATACGTGATAAGGTTGGTATCACTAATACTCGCGGATGCCGCCACCGCTGTTACGTTTGCCTTTCCGCTAATATCCTGGTGCTGCGTTAAGAATGTCGTTCCCTTTGTAACGGTAAGAGCACCGTTTGACGCGGATATAGCAGTTACAGCATTACCAGATCCAGAAGTAGTAGCGGTTGTTACGGTGTCGGTGAACACGGCATTCGCAGGAACATCCGAAGCAACGGTGTGATTGTTTACTTTTGCCGCACTGCCAGAATAGCTAGACGCTGTAAGCCCTAAAACAGAACTAATTTTCGACTTAACATATTCCCATAGAGCAGACATTGGTCTTCGGTGGTACGTTGTTGTAGTAGAACCGCCATTCACGTACTGGGAAATATAATAGTCATTGTCTGCCGGGGTAGAACTACCAGTATCCAGAGCGTTCATGAAGTAATTAGCCGCGTCTCTTCCGGTAGTTTTTCCGGTACCGCCATTGGCTACAGCTACGGTCCCGGTTACATTCGCCGAAGTTCCAGAAACATTGCCAGTCACATCACCTGTTATGTTGCCACTAAAGCCACCTGTGGCTGTGACTTTAGCAGGGAAGGTGGCGTTTTGGTCACTGTCGTAATTATACAAATGACCAGTTGCAGCCATATTAGAAGGAACGGTCCAACCGACGCCACCAAAACCCATTATTCTGACGATACTAGCAGAACAATAATTGGAGTTTATAGCCGTTTGTCTAAAGGTAAATCTGACCTTCTGATATTGCGAAGCCGTATTACCATAAGTGGTAAGGCCAGATATGTTCAGAATATTCCAGCCGCTCCATCCAGATATGCCAGTCCAGTCCAAATGTGTTGTATATGTCGTTGGGTTACCTTTTGTGGCTTTTTCTATTTTGACAGAAACGGTGTTACCGCTCGTTGACATGTAAATGGCGATTTTATTAAGAACGGTGTACAAGCCAGCGCTGTTCGTTGTTATAGTAACTCTTAACTGGTTGTTAACATTGTTGTTTACTTTAGTGCTAGCTCTACCTAAATAAAACGTTTGACCTTTGGCAAATAAGCCAACTTTTTGCGAGTCTGTTGCTCCGTAATCGGTCCAAGTTGAGCCATTATTGGTAGAATACTCTATCTCTAGCCCAGCAGCTTTCAGAAAAGCGAACCTATTTGCGCCTAGATCTGGAATCATAGCAGCATCTATACAACCATAACTCGCGCTAAAGTTCTTGCCGCCCCATTCCAAATTAGCTTCGTGAAAAGTTGAATCTTCGAGTAGCACTTTTTTAGGCGTACCGCCGGACCCAAGTTGTCTATTTGGAGTGAAATATAATGAACCAGACTTTGCATGGACGCTGTCTACATGTGTGCTGTCTCGATAAAAATGAATTCCTTCAGCAGCATCATCGGAAACATCGGCCGTATAAATACTATTAACGCCTTGAATGTTTGAGTTTTTCAAATCCAAGGCGCCAGTAGTATAGTCATCGGAGTATTGGCCGCTCGCCAACGTCAGTTTGCCGGTCATGGTATCACCGGTTTTGCTGACCTTTCCTGCCAATAAAGCCTTTAGTTTACTCCAAAAGTAGCTTAATCCGGATTCATCCAAGAATTTAAGAGCCACTTAGTTTTCTCCTTTCAAAAAAGCGAAACTTATGCCGCGAGAATGGTGTCAATCTCAGCGTTTGTGATGGAACTTACGCCTCCGTCGTTCAGCTTGACATAGGCAGTGCCTGACCATCTGAACTGCGAGTTCGTGCCATAAGTTGTGCTGTCAGCCATAAGAACGTAGATTACTCCGGTCTGCGGAGTAATAACTGTCCCAGAAGCGCTTCCGGTCGCAAGCCACGTGGAACTAAGTTCTGTCTGACCGGATCTAGGATATGCTTCTACGACATCGTCAACGAAGGAAGGCAGATACTGAGAATCGATAACCGAGTTTGCGTTCAAGGGGCAAACACCGTTAGCAGCACCCTTAGCAGAAGTCTCGATAAACGTTTTGCCCTTCGTAACTGTCAGAGCACCGTTGGACGCGGAAATAGCTGTTACCGCATTGCCCGACCCAGATGTTGTAGCGGTAGTTACCGTATTAGTTGCTGCGATCGTGATCTTGTCGTTCGTTGCGTCAGGTGTAATAGTTACGTTGGACCCAGCTACAAGCTCCAGAGTATCCGTCTTTGCATCCGCAGCTACAGTTGTTGAGCCAACCTTAACGTTGCTAAATGCGTTCTGGTTGACTTCTGCTCCTGTTGCGACGCCATTAAGCTTTTTTTTATCCGACGCAGACATAAGGCCAGACGCAGATGTTGTCGCATCGGAATATGTCGTATCTGTAGCGGAAATCGTAATTTTATCGGCAGAGGCGTCGCCAACGATCGTAACATTAGTGCCGGCTTCGATCGTAAGTGAGTCTGTCTTTCCGTCAGCAGCTACTGTAGTCTCACCGACAACGAAGCTGCTAAATGCGTTCTGGTTGACTTCTGCTCCTGTTGCGATGCCTGCCAACTTGTTCTTTTCGGTCGTAGTGTAGTCATTGGACGACAGACCCTTGCCAGCTTCTTTGTCCACTTTTGTGGTATCAGACGGATGAACGTGATCTTCTCTTGCATATTTAGAACTGGTACCAACTGCTCCAGTTCCGTCCATGTGAGGGGCCGCGGAAGCTGCTGTATATGTAGTATTGGTATCCAAGTCGCCAATAAGCTCATAGTTTGTTCCGTCGAAGACAAATAAATATACGCGTCCTGCAGAAAGAGTACTGGATGAAGGAAGGTTGGCTCCTCTGTACTTAATGGGTGCTGCAGTGTTCCCATTAACGCTAAGCTTAAGATTTCCAACAGCTGCAGTATTCGTAACGGAGAATTTTACACAAATCCATGAGCCTTGTGCCGAGACAAAGTTTTCGCAAGCGACTTCTTTTGTCGCGGTACCGGCTGCTGTTGAGCTTGTGCCGAAATGGGTAACGGCCTGCGTACCATCGAAGTTAACTCCATCGATTTGTCTTTCATTTTGCAGCTTTGTAGCTGTTCCTGCATTACCGGAAACAGTTGTCTGAAGCGGATGGACGTGATCGCCTGCTGCATACTTGGTTTCATTACCGACAAATGCTGTGCCGTTTGCCAGGGGGGTCGTAGTAGACTTAGCAACCGTGTTATCCTGCTGGGTGAACGTAAAAGTCGTATCATCGGCCCTTGTCACTGTAAACGTCGTTCCGCTTCTAGTAATGTTTTTAACACCTTCTGACTTAGAAGAGAACATCGTCTTGACTTTTTGCCAGAGATACAGCAAACCATTTTCATCTAAATATTTAGGCATTATGCTTCTCCTTAGTTAAGTAAATCTTCGAGTTCCATATTGGACAGAGCATTCAAGCCAAGATCGCTAAAGCTTTTGTCTCTAATCAGCTCGACCTCGTTTATTGATGGATGATTGATTAGTCGCTCATAGTCACTAGTACCGCTTCCAGTTTGCAGCGATCCTCGTAAATCTTCTTTTCCTGTCAGGTGTCCCGTCAACGTTGTATCACTGGAAAGACTGCCGAGCAACATAGTCGTGTTCCTATCCAGTGCGCCCACGTTACGCCACCTCCTCCGTAATAATAAACTCTTTGCGATCTATAAAAGTATCGATGGTCCCGTCTGCCATAGTAATTTGTATGTCATATCTATACGTACCAAACGATAGTGACGACGTATGCTCTGGTAGTATTTCTAGCAGCATGGTACTAGTAGGTATGTCAATGAGAAGGAGCGGCTCTTTATCCGTATAGCGCTTCTTAACAGCGAACCGTACGTGGTCGGCCTCGGTAGGTTCATATACGGAGCCGTCAGCGGACGTAATGGTCACCTGGATGCGCGCGGTGTCGCCCCTTGTCAACATGATCGTATTATCGGGATTGATTTTTAACACGCCAAACCTCCGTTGATTAAAACTAACACCGCCTATTCGAGCACCATTTTGAATTACGAAATTAGTGCCCACTCCGAGTAAGTCACCGTACCATCATTCACCGTTGCCTGGAGCGTGTACACTCCATTTTCGGTTGGCGGAAGTGGATACGGCGGACTACTGTTCGACAGCACGGCGCTCATCCCTCCAGTGTTTGTCAGTTTTGCGTCCATTATCCACTTACGTTCAGAGGTTGTTTTCGCATTTATTACACTGCTGTAACCATCAGCCATAAATATATCCTCCTTACATAAGCACTACTTTCGTAATCTGGTCGTCAATGTATGTTTTCAGTGCATCAACTCGAGCAGATAACTCTTCAAGTGTAAGCTCCTCTGACTTCGGTTCCTTCACGTATATAACCGTCGCGTTGGGACTATCGGTTTCCGGATTCCAATCTCGTACGACTCCTTCCTGCATCTCAGGTTCAGATTCGTCCTCGGTTTCTTCCGGCTCAATATCTTTTTCCGATTCAACGTATTCTTTCGGATACGTGGCCAGATCGAGAGCTTCTGCGTACTCAATGCCAGTTCCGAGCTGAATAATCAGCTTACCAGCGTCAGAGTATGTATGAATAAACTCCCTATCGCCTATGGTAATCGTTTCAGTTACTAGCATCGATTACTCCTCTGTTCAATTATTCAAATATGTATCGTACACGTTCAGGCGCTTGATAGTAGCAATCCAATCGTCGAACGTCTGATGCTCCATCAAGAGACCTTCACCATACATCCGATTCTTCATCGACATGATGATTTGGGCTTTCACCTGCTTATCAACGGATTCGTAGAGTGGCTCGAAATCCCGATAATACTTGGCGAAGCGCATTTCGACAGCGTTTCTGTATGCCTGATTCTCCTGATTTATCCACTCGTCTTTATTGAGAGTGAAATATGCATCGTAAATCATCGCTGTGGCGTAGAACTGAGCATCGGGTGTTCGGCCACGCTTCAAGAACTGATTGACGAGCGCGGTATTAGACTCAAGCATATTATTGTAGGTTTTCAAAATATACTTGGGATCGTGTCTGCAAACTGAATCGTCACGCCAACGCCAAAGATAGAACGGTGTCGGGCAATACTTCACGTTCGTACCTATCTTCTGACACAAGCAGTTAAAATATGAATCTTCGTGAATCGTCAGCTTGTCATTCCATCGGATGTCATTGTCGAGCAGATAACGTCTGCTATGAACTTTGCCATGCACGAATGTTGAATCCATCGGATGCTCAATATAAACGGGCAGCTTTGTAGCCGGGTCGCGTGTCTCTTCAAGAAAATTGGAGACGAGCGAATCAAAGCCGCCCATCTTCATCTCTCTGAACAAAATATACAAGCCGCATGCATTACAAAACATGTCGTCAACGTCACAGAACATTACGTAATCCGCCGTCGCGTGGTCGAGGCAAGCATTGCGAGTAGCCGAAACGCCCTTATGCTCCTCGAGGTAGATATCAACAGCGAACGGGTATTTAGGATGCTCCCGAAATTCTTCCTCCGGGAATTTTCCGCCGTCATTGCATATGATTACTCCGATTTCGTCGAAATCTACGTTCTGCTGAATGGCGATGCTGTCCAGCAGCGTAAATATAACCGAGGCGGGCTCGTTGTAATGGGGCACTAAAATCTGAAGTTTCATTTGGTCTCCTTTCAGATTTTATTAAGGTTCAACGTAGGCCGTAATTCTGTCCGCATATACAGCCCAGTTTGTAGCTGATTTGTAAGCATCCACCAGCGACGCCGGCACAAATATAGAACCGTAATGTCCGAGCAACGCCGATGTTGCTATAGGTGTGCTCGCGAACATATTAGCGCCGCCAACACAAACGGAAGACGCCAGAATATAAATGGACTCAAGCCGAACGCATTCTGCGAACGCCTCTGTCCCTATACTAGATGCCTCCGGGAATCTTACAGCTGCTAATGATGTGCAGCTATAAAACGCGCGCCCCTTTATGGCGGCCGCCATAGGCAAGTCGGCTTCTGCTAACTTAGTACATTCAGTAAATGCGTCGGTCCCTACGCTGGTAGCATTCGGAAGATCGATCGCTGTCAGCTCGGTACAGTTGCGAAACGCGCAGTCGACCACTCTATAAATTCTGTTGTCATAGAATCTTCCGGCAAAGTCGCGCTCTATGAAATCCACAAATACAGGGGCATCGCCGCGTACGTCTATAGTGTTCGATAGACTCATAATTAATCCTCCGAATACGAAACGAAACGATCGGCATACGCGTGCCATATGGTGGCCGATTTATAAGCGTCCACCAGCGACGCCGGCACATATATAGAACCATAGCGATCGAGAAACACAGAGGTACCCATTGGGGTATTTGCAAACATGTTTGACGTCCCTTGGCATACAGATGGCGCTAAGATGTACACCGACTCTAGCGAAGTACAGTCAGCAAACGCTTCGGTCTCTATGCTGGACACTACCGACAAGCGAACGGTTGATAACGCCGAGCATGAATAGAATGCCCTTTCACCAATGTAGCTTACCTGTGGGAAACTGGCATCGGTCAGCTTGGTGCAGTGACAGAACGCATGCTTACCGACTCTCGTGACAGCGCTATTTGCGATTGCGCCGGTAATGGTCTTGTCCAAAAGCATTAGCGTCGCGGCTCCGGTGTTGCGATACTGCGCGTAGCAATCCGTATCCCCGGTGATGTTCTCGGGCGATGGAGACCAACCTATAAACGCGTTATGGTCTGGCTCCGTCATATGAGAAGGAGTTGTGCCAGAATATGCCGCAGACCCGCCATATGGTACGTTGTAGACTGTCTCCAAAACCGTTGCGCCGTTGATGAACCGCACGGTATATTTTCGAATCGTACGGGCATAGGCTGCGTAAATGTAACGATCTCCAATAACGCTCTTTCTGGCCTCCGGGTCATTAGTTTCTGCGTCTTTCACATAAGACCAGCCAGAGAAAGTATAATCATATTGTGCCGTAGAAGCTCTAGCAGGAATACCGTCATACGCACCGTCTCCGCCGTCGACGATTGTTTCGGAATATATCTCAGCAGTGCCGTTGAAGTTCATATAATGCAGCACAGATGTAATATGTTCATATTCAAATCTAATGTCGGGGTATCTTTCTTTAACCGATGCATACGCAGCGCCAGTTGCTGCTTTCATGAATATAGTTCCACTAAGCTGAGCCTTTGGAGTATTGTTACCGTTTTCATCCAGGCCACGCATAGTGTCAAGAATATCCATTGTAGCAATGACTTCCGCTTCAGTTTGGCAAGTCCAGTAGAACCCAATCAAGCGAACTCGGCTACTCGCCGGAATAGCATTGAGAATGGCTCTGCTATCTACGCCAAGGCCGACGTTCTCAAGTCGCAAAGTAGTAACGTTCGCGTAGGAGGGAACGCTAAACGTCTCGATATTCGGCTGGTTCAGAATCGTGAGGTTGGTGATTGTGCTGGGCAAGTGAAGCTCCCTCAGCACGCCACCATTAGCAACTGACAGAGCGGTAATAGACGTTCCGTCGAAATAAGCTTCCTCCAAGTTCGTACAACCGCTGACGTCAATCGCCGTCCTCAAGTTCGGACAATTTCTAACATCGAGTGTCTTCAGCATTATGTTGTTGCCAAGGTGCAGCTCAGTTAAATTGCCGTTGCTGTATGACGAACTAGGATCGCCAATCTTGATACACTGAAGTCTTGTGCCTGCACTAAAATCAGCAAAGCCGACCATAAAGCCGGACAAATCGCCAACGTTCGCTAATTGAGATGCCGAGAAAATCATTATCTCGGTGTCATTAACGTTGCCGAGCGGACACTCTAGCGTGTAGCTGCTGCCTCGTAACGCTCTGGTCGACACGAGGTATGAACCATACTTGACCGCTGCGTAAACATGCGCGTATGGCGTCACGGTAATATTAGCCTTAGCGTAGCCGCGAATGACAATATAGTCAGTTAAGGCATCTCCAGCATTATACTTCGAATCAATATAACGGAAGCGATTGTACAGCCACCAACGTCTCTGCTCGAGCTTGGAGCCCTGCAGCATAGAAAGGTACGCCCCGGAACCTTCGTCAGTTAGCGGCCGTATATACTTGTAATAAGAATCCTCATTGAAAACGGCTTCAGGCCATTTACTCTGATGCTCCTCAAAACGGCCTTCGACAACAGGGTAGGAAAGAATATCGCCAGTACGAAGCTGTTGATACATGGTTTTTAACTCGTCCGCAAAAGCCAATCGCATATTAACCCAGAACACACTCTGCTGACCGTTAAATACATCAGCACCAGAAGCAAGATGGTCAGTATCTTCAAGCTCATAGCCAAAGACCAAAGCGCCTTCGTTGTTGATTCCGAGAGCAGTATCTGCGTCGTATAATCTCCAGCGCCACTTTCCGTCCGTATGCCAATATGTCGGGAAGGCATTCTTTGCACGAGAGTCAACCATCAAGAACAGCTCTGTGAAGAGATAATAGAACAAGCAAGAGTCTACAGAGAACCAGTCAGCCAGCTCTGCCTTAAACTTTTCCGGATTACCGTCGGTGGAAGCTACCCACTGACACATAGCGGCAAGTCGTGTTGTATTCGTGTATCCGTCCGGATAGCTTCCCTCAAAGTCATTCTCCCAATCAGATCCGCTGAAGTCAGCATTTTTAAAGAGAACGCGAGAAGAGGTGTTATTCTTAATTTCCCACGACTCATCGCCCGTAGAAAATCCATAGACTTCGGGAGTGCCTTTGTCGTTGTTGAAGTTGTACTTACCGATAAACTCAGTGGAATCACCATCATTTTGAAACATTACGATGGGGAAGCCATCGATGGTCTGACGCACAGCGGGATTATTCTCCTGTGGAGGAGTGCGATCGGGGCATGCGTCATTATATAGACGCGCGAGCTCAACGTTATTAGCACCTTCGGAGGAAGCCACGTCAGCTTTATACGTGAACTCTTTCGTGCCAATGGCGCCAGGCCTAATCTCGTATACGGCAACAGTCACCCCATTAATAAGAAAACCGTCCTTAAAGCTGACCTTGTAGTTCTTTCTCGGGTAGTACTGTGAAGATGTACCCTGAACATTGGCCGAAGCTTTTGGCGATGTGAAGTTAATAAAATTACCCTGCGGATCGACAAACGCAACGGCTACATTCTTCTTATCGCCTTTATACTGAGGTAACGTTGGAGCGGTAAGCGTCAGGTAAGGCAGATCGGCAGGAAGTTTACTTATAACAATTTCACCGTAGTCATCGAATACGTCATTACGACTATATCGATCTAGCATATCTTCAACATTCTGGGTATCAGCAATCCAGTTGCCAAGAATCTGGAAACGGGTAAGATCGTTGTCGTAAATACGAATGTTGTAGATATCAACCGCGCAAAGGCTCGAACCGATAGAAATGTTCACCGGGCTCGGCTGAGAGAAGTCATCATTCTCCGGATACTGTATAACACCAGACATAATGCTGTTGATGTAAATGTACATTAGCCGATTTTCGCTTCTCTTCTCGACAACAAAGCTTACTCGTATGTGGTCATCTTCTTTATACTGAGTACTAATGGAGCTCTGTTCAGACGACATGGATGCCATCTGCGCAGTGAGTTTGAACCCTCGGCCATCGTTCATGCAAGAAATGATCTCGGCATCGTAATTCAGAACATTGTGCGTAGCAAATTCAATTTCGATTGTCTTACCGGTTGTTCTAAAGTCCTCAGCAAACGGATGGAACGGGATTATAACGCGCGCATCGCCGGCTACTCTAAGCACAGTATTTCCTTCTGAGTCTCTAACCCAACCATCGGAAACAAAGTTAAAGTCAGTCATCTGAGCAGCCACGTTACTGCTGGTCCACTCATTACGATTTGCCGCGGCGTTGCTTCGTCCAGCGCTTGTTAAATATAGTGTCAAGCCCTGTGTCTCGGCGTAAATGTTGGCGGAGGATTCCATAACAGTAATCTCAACGGTTTCGGAAATATCACCGACCTTGAACTCGACAATCGCGGTTCCGACAGCAAGCGCTCTGAACGAGTAGGTATATCTTGTGCGGTCCACCGTCATCTCTACTGGCGCACTTCCGGTAGCCGTAACAGTCACCGCCGCGACCAAGCTTGATGGATCGTATACCTGAAATGGAATATTAAGCGTACCGTACTGTGCTATTTCGTGCGTAATATGCGAAATAGAAATAATTGGTTCAGTAGCTTCCTCATCGACGGCCATGATCGAAAAGAAAAGATGGTTCGACTCAACCTGAGCGCCATCGACTTCCGTTGCGAAATATACTTCTAACTCATGCGCACCGTATGCCGGAGCAGGGATTGTAAATGTAGACTGGCGGCCAGAGGTCTTAACCGTTTCTTCACCAATCGACGCGCCGTCGAGAATGAAATACACAGTCTTTGAACCGGAGCCAGTACAAATATACGGGAACGAAATGGCATTCGGATAGGTAACCGTGTCGTCGAATGAACTGCTCAGTACAGCTGACACAGATATAACCGTGTAAATGATCGAACGCACGTTACCATACGCATCGGTAATGGCGAATTTAATACGGTTAGAACCCACTGCCAAATACGATCCAACATTGAGCCTAACGTCACCCTGAGTAACAGACTTATTGGCGACCGCATTAGCTCCAACAGTGACTGTTAAGGTGCCAGGACCAGTCTCGCTTTCTTCCTCAATAGAAGACCAGTTAATTGAAATCCAGCAATCAGCACCTTCCGACTGCGCTCTTGACAGCCAACCCGTAGTATTGGTGACGGTCAGTTTAGCATTATTAGCGCCGCCACCTTCACCGCCTCCTCCACCGCCGCCAATACCGGTGATGGCGAAGAGCTCCTGATCGCCAGAGCAGAAATGCGCAATGCCCTCTTCGACGTAAGCGCTATCGACTTTCTCGAGCTGGAGATTGCCGATATTCACCTCATTGGCGGCAACTCTTGCTTCCAGATCATCGAACTCTTTGGCGGTGATGTAGGGCACATCATTCGCCAATTCTGAAATGTTAGACGGAAACAGCGGAATATGCAGTTTCGCCTTTACGATGCGTTCGTCAGCCATTACTCAACTTCCTCCGTAAGGGTAAAAGTCGCACGATCGATAAACGTATCAATTGTGCCATCAGCCCGAGAAAGCTGAATGTCGTATTTGTAAGAGCCGTACGGCAGTTTCTTCGTATCCGATGGTTTAATATGCAAGATAAGCGGAATCTCAGCAGGAATGTCGATCTTCATGAGCGTACGGGCATCTGTATAATTCTTTTTTAACGCAAACCGAATAGTATCACCTTCAACCGGCTCATACGGGGTGTCGTTATACTGGGTCAGCGTAAGTAAGATCTTGGCGGTATCGCCTCTTGTCATGGAGATCGTAGTACCCTGTACATTAAGCATAAAACGTCACCTCATTTGACTATTTCCGGGACCATTACGTCCGGTGATAGAATCGGCTATTCTTCTAAACTGTTCGAACTGCTGCGGGGTCATCTGACCGGAGTTCAGCAGCTCCTGCACTTTGTTTTGGGGATTAAACCCCTGGGGCAAATTTTGCTGAAACTGATTAAATCTCTGCTGGAAATTAGCTGCACCGCCAAAAAGATTGAAGATCGGATTATTATCGAACATGTCAACCTCCTAACTGCTGAGTAAGATCTGTCAGCATCTTCTTAAGTTCGTCAAACTGCTCTTTTGTGGCGTATTCTACCCCATTTTGATTCTGTGGCTGCGGTGTGGCGACAATCTCGCTAAGCTTGAAACGTCTAGGCGGATCAGGCCACCCGTTTGTATTCGACTTCAGATAAAGCATGCTGGACTGAGCATCGAGGAACATCATGGTCCGACCTTGCGGTACTGGATAGCTGAGAACCTCGGACTCATTACTAACAAAAACAGTCATCACCTCAGACTGATTAGCTGCCGCCTGAGGCTGTGCATAGTTATAATACGGCTGATTAATCATCATGATCTCCTTTCCCAATAATACGTCGGTATGACGCTGCCCGAATCCCAGGCGTCATAGTAGTAACCATCGATCACCGTAACAACATGCGTACCGGTGGCCACTACAAAAACGCCCGAGTCATGATCTCTACAGAAATCAGCTACAGTATAACAGTCAGGGCATGTATTCGGGATTATGGCTCTTTTAAAGCCGCAACCAGCCAAATACATGCCCCATACATCATTCGCCGACGGCATGTCATGTAGCATCCATCCTTGGACCACCAGGTGTAAATATGCGGTGTCCCAGTCAAGTTCACATGCTGCCGCAATAGCTCTTACAACACAGTCTCCCACGAATTTTTCATCGGGGTTCGGGTTGAAATATCTAAATCGCGAATTCATTTTATTTATTAATCAGGTACTGCTCCAATGAACGCTGGACATCCTGTAAACCATGAACATCGTTGCCGTCCAGCTCGTGCTTTACCGTAGCAAGCATCGCTGACAGCAGAAGTTTGTTCGACTCCTGCAGCTCATTGATCGCCTTCCAGTCGCTGTCGGTCTTCTTTTTCAGATCGGCAACCTCACTCTCCAGAATGCTGAGCCGGCTGTTCTGCGTCTCTTCGGGTTTCTTGAGCCAGCCAAGGAGACGAGCAATGTATGTCAGGGTTCCGCCCACAACCGATACTCCAGCGCAGAAGGCAAGGAACAGCTGCACTATTTCATTAACACTTAATGTTGCGTTCAATGCGATCCTACTCCTTTACTGCAGTTTATGATAATTGCTTGAAGAAATCATGAGCAGGGTGCCAAGGAGCGCGTCGATCAGTGTAATCGTCGCAGGGACCTGCGTAGCGTAGGGAAGGCTCCACACTTCGCTAAGCCCAGCATAAAAGGTAGCCAGCGCCGGAAGAGCGATCAGAGCAACGTATTTAAGAATATCGTAAGTTTTGTTCGAAAGTGTCATGAATAATCCTCCATAACTAAATAGTCCGGCGTTAAGTTAAATATGCGATTGTGCCAGTTTCATCATACTCAAGAACATAGCTTGGGTCAAGTCGATTGATCACTTCGTATGTATGCAGCGTATCGCTAATGGTCAGCGCAGCCGGAAGCGAGTTCCATTCTTTAGCTATGATGACGTGAGATACGCCATGTTCATCCGTAATAGTATCACGCCAGATATAGCAAAGCGCCAATGTGAGCACACCCGGCCATTCGGTGAGGATTCTAGGCAGGTCAAAGCTAAAAGTCTCTTCCCAATACGTGACCGTAGTAGGCGTAGGAGGTTCAGTTGGCTCGGTATCATCGGTACCCGTCTGATCATCAGCAACGCCTTCCGTGAGTGGGGTGTCATCTTCCGACGTTCCGTCGCCGGTGGTCTCAGTTGTATCGACGTCCTCTTCGCCCTCGTCCTCGTCTATAACCTCAGTATGTGCGGTCACGGCATAGTTTTTTGGCGTGAATGTAAACTGCTCTTTCTTTGGCGACTCAAATATAAGTGTTGGGGTCGGCATAACGGTCTGACCTTCCACGTATTCGTCTAACTGCCGAACAAACTGAAGCGTGGTGATGTTGTGCTCCGCAATGATGATCGGAGCCGGCTGATCAATTGCCAGTACCGGATCGTCTAGATTCACAAGACAGGTAATAATAGCCATAAATATAACCTCCCTTATGAGTTCCAGACCCAGCCGCTATTACTATCGCAGTCGTCAGGAATCCATGTAAGAACCGTGAATAAGCGTCGCGTAATCTGGTCCTTTGGGGCGTTGGTCGCAAACGACAGCATGCCTTCCTTAGAAACACTAACTCTTACCCAATGAGTAGTGCTGACAGACGAGTTGATCAGGGGGACTGTAAAGCGCATCATTCGGTGCGGCAGCCACTTCTTCATATCCCTATTTGTCGGATTGATGAATATCTTCGGCGTGGCTGACGCAAGAGTATTCCACTCCTGGCCAGTCAGCGCATCGACGTTGAACTGAATAATAACAATACCGCCGGCACGGTACATATACGCATTGATTTTCTTGTTCCCGACAGCTTTCAGCTCATGGTTCAAATATGCGAAGCTGGGATTATACGTGAACTTGGTCTTAACTTCGAGCGGATTCTTAACAGTTTCATTGGAGTTCGGGTTTTTGTGGTTCAGGCCATCGAACTTAGCAGTACCTGTAAACGCGCCGGTGAAGTTGATCTCCATCGGGTTTGTGAGGTACGTTGCAGACCGAACGTCGAGTTTCGCCGGTTCTGTGTTTGCAACATTATCCAGGCCAACCCAATCTTTAGTGAGCGTTAACTCGCCGGAGTGAAAGGTATTGGTCTTCTGATTTTTAATCCGAGTTACGCGGTTGACTGTAGGAGAAGTCTTAACCGGAGCAGCTGTAAGTCCAGTGGAGTCTGCCTGGTATGTGCAGAGCTCCAGCTTCCAAACCACAGTGCTATCGTAATTGGGATTGGTAATATCGCGCTCCGATTCGGGAGTAGGCTCTTCTCTCGGAGTGTGAGCTTCGAAATAGATCGGATCGACGTCGCCACCGGAGAGGTTGAGGACGATCAGAACGTTGCCCTGCTGCGCCGTGGCCGAGGTGCCGGGAACAATGTCCAGGGTGGTATCCTGTACCGTGAACTTTCTTCCACGAATAACGCCATGGCCCGGACTAATTCTGATCTGAGTAGCATTCAGCTGCTCAACATCGCAACCGTGCATAACTCCACTTGTGCCAATGGCCGCATCATAGACGACCGCATCATCCAAGGGAGTGACTGTCGATCCGGTGTAAGTTACTAACCTTATGGGTCCGTCATTAGCCATTGTATTTTCTCCGTTTCAATTCTTTAGTGAGGTCCAGCCGCACAACTCCAAATATGTATTTGATCGCTTCTTCGTCTGTCTCAATACCGGTTAGAATTGTTTGGTAGGCCTTATCTCCGCTATGCACCGTAACAGGTCGTCCATAGACGGTCTCGAAATCAGCCGTAAGACTATCATTTTGAAGGTACGTGAGCTCGATCAGGTTCGAGTCGCTGTCCATGACGAATCGCGAGATCGCCCTTTCGAGAGCTGCGTACTCAAATGTCACATCTTCCGTCTCGCTCGCAGTTTCTATGTCGTAAATCACGGGGTACATGCGGTCACGATCATCCAGGTCAAACGTCCCGTCAGGATGCTTGTACCAAACGATCGGCGCTTCTGTAAAGTCGTCGCTATTGTAGACGATCAGCTTATTAATAACTGCGGAGTCCGTATAAACGCCAACATTCCTTCCTACAACATTAGGTAGGTCGGCCTCGAACGCGTACGGCACAACGCCAAAAGAGTTAACCTTGCCGATCGATACCGTAATCTTTTTCAGCCGGAAATCTGGAGTAGCGTTTACTGCTATGTAAAACTGCTCCATTGCCGGCCGAATCAGCTCATCGAAAAAGTTTGTAATGGCGTACGTGGTGTAGTCATTGTCTGGATCGATGTAGAAAGTCCAGCCTTTTGTAGCTGAGGTTGTCACTATCTCCAAATATGACAGCCGCTTCGTTGAGTCCGTCGTGTCTCGCCATTCACTAGCGATGAGGTTCGCAATTGTCACCTCGAGGGCCTGCTGGTTGCTGTCGGTAGCGTTCTGAAGCGCTGTATTGAAAAGGACAGGATACGTAAATATAGAGTTGAATGGCCTGAAGCCAATCGTAGTGATCTCTACATCATGCCGCACGGAGGAAATAATTCCGAAGAATTGAAATCCTCCGCGGGCAATATGTATCCACTGACCACGCTCGATTATGTTCGTCACAGGTACTTCGACGGTGTTTTCGTCCGGGGACAAATAGTCGTCGACCAGCATCAGCGTGTCTACAAAGAAATGCGCGACGTATGAGAAGTCTTTTTTGTGGACCTCTATTCTATACGGTTTCGTATTCAACATGTGCGATCACCTCTAGCGACACTGGTTCTGTGCCTTCGTGCGTAACAGTTAGCGTGTTCAGTCCTCGTTCCAAATATACAAAGCGATCTGTGTTGAAATCGCTCAGCTGGTAAATATCCTGAGGGCTGCTGCCATCAAGGTTTGCTTGCTGTATAAGGAAGTCCGGGCTAGTGTTGTCGACGATCAACATGTGATTCGCGTCGATGGTTGCGAGCATACGCCCAGTACCGATCGTCTTCCCGTTGCAGTTCAGAGCCCATGCAGGATTGAGAACCGGCCCATGGATCATCAGTTTAATTGGTGACCGCATGTAGCTAGGATTGTTGATCGAGACGCTCATGATGCCGTCGTTACCGTAAATATAACCGCCATCGGGATAGCCGGGTCTAGGCAGATAGTAGTAGTCGTAAGTCTTGTCTTCCTCTACTTCTATCAACTCATGCTTTGCGGTGACGATTTCATACCACGGAGATAAGCCAACGAACTCTACAGCACACTCTAAAGCGTCGTTTTCACCAATTTCTGTCTTTTCCAACCGTTGCACTTCGACCTGCATATGGTAGGTTTTCGTGTGCTGAAAATATGACAAAACTAGCGGTGAGTCCTGGCAGAATAGCACAAATCGTTGGTATTCTGCGTAGCACGTATCGCGATCGCTAAAGAGGATGGTTCCACTAGGTGTCCACTGCTGAAAACGGGGACGTAGCGGTTTATAGTGATTACCTATTGACTGGTATTCGGTGGCCCTAGAATATCCAAGACCACCGACGTCAAATAAGAAACTTTTTGGTTCTGTGAGATTGTATTCTACGCCGCTGCTATTAGTCAGCTTAAAAGAACGCATCATAATAACTGAGCCCCCAATCTCCTGTTTATAGTTCGAGTCAAGCTGTTAACGGTTCCGTCGGTGAGCACAGCATACTTGTTACCAGCGAACTGCGGGAAGTATTCCCCCATGTAAGCGTAAATGCCGCTCATCATAGCCTGCATCTTCGCCTGTTCAGTATTCACCGTGTAGCTGGCCTCGACGGATTCGCTGATCTTAGCGGTTGTTGCCAAGCTCTGTGCAAGGTCGACAGCTCTAGACAAACCACGAATGTTGCTGATGGCGGCTCCAGTATCAATAACCGGAGATATCACAGGCTTAAGCGTAGCGTCATTAGCCGACAGCCTATTAAACCTGCTTACTGCTCCAGCTACCGAGTCAATAGCCGTATGCGCCACTTTAGAAGACGACTCAGCTACCATTCCGGTGAGATTCAGCATACCAATGGCGTAACCTTCGGACGAGTATTCACCCAACTTCATGAATTTCTTTGAAGGAGAGTTCGAATCGATGGTCTTTTTGGCAGCGTTAAGCGCGGCGTTGGCTACATTAGCGGCTGCTGTTGCCGCTGCTTGTGCTTTGCTATTAATACCGAGAATGAAACCATCGCCAGCATCTTGGCCAACACTATAAAACGTTGTCGTGTCTCGGTTATGAGCATTTCGTGAAGCTGCTCCAGACACCGCATTAGACGCGAGTGAACTGCCAGCAGAACTAGCAGAACCGTCTTTACTGTTGATTCCCGTAATAAAGCTACCAGCCGCCGAAACACCCTTATTTTTAATGTCTTCGTTCTGGGAGCCGAGGCCATCTGCGAACTTCGTTGCCGAATTTGTGCCTGCGGTCTTAAATGCAGTTTCTTTGCTTCCAGCCGCAGTCGAAGCGGTTGTCGCCATCTTTGTAGCTGCAGTTTTGACCTTCTCAATGCCGCCGGAAATGCCAGAAGCAAAGTTCGTCGGGATCTTACCACCCTCGGTCTTAAACTTCGAAGTCTGCGACGTGATTGCTCGCATAGCAGACCCGACCATAGTTGTTACCGCACCAGAAACTTTTGTCTGGTTGTTCTTAATGCCGCTTTCCAGGCCTTCGTCAATATAACGACCCTGCTCAGCGAACTTTGTTGACGGGGAGTTAATACCTAGTTTGGCAGCAAACTCAGCCAGCGTCTGATCAGCAAGCGCACCAGTTGCATCGGTTACTAGACCGCTATTGTCAGTAACGCCCTGCTGCACGCCAGCGTCAACGTTCTGACCCTGCTCTGCAGCCTTCGCGTTGATGGCCTCTGTGTCGAACTCAATCGTATTCGTCAGAGTTTCCTTCATCGCAGGAGCATTCTCAGCAAGGCCTGTGTTCATACCGCCGAATAGGTCGGTAATGGCATTTGAGCCCATGGCAGACACATCGCCAAACGGGCCCATGCCTCCTTCGCCGCCACCAAATACACTTGACAGCGCAGCGCTTACATCTGCGCCTCCACCGTTGATGGCATCTGTAACGTTGGTCATCATGGCGGTACCATTGTCGGTACCCATCTGGGGCAATGCGCCCATGATAGATCCTAGAGCACCGTCAGTGCCAAGAACCGAGTTGGCTGCTTCACTGAGAGCAGGAGCTCCATTCTTAACGCCATCGCCGGCGCTTGCGGTAGCTTCTTGTGCCTTGGCCGCAAGTTCATCAGGCGATATCATCGTGTTGAGCGAGTCTGTAATCTGAGTACCGGCACCAGAGACAGCCGTCGTAACGGTGCTTGTGCCGCTCTCAACGCCTTCAGCCGCTTCGCTGAATTTGTCCTCCACAGAAGACTTTATGTCGATTTCGCCGATTTTGCCTTCGATTTCGGTAATGAAGTCACCAACCGCTCCGCTTACATCTTCAGCAAGCCCGGATATAATTGGTATACCCATGGCTGCAATAGAGTCAACGAAGCCCTGGATCGCGCTCGCTATGAACACTTCAAGCGAGAAGAATATGCGTTTAAGCTGGTCGATGCCGTGCTCTCGAACCCATTCCATTAGCTTATCTACGCCTTTAACTACCGACGTGATCAGGCTGATGGCCATGTTAATGATCGCGTCAAATATAGCGCCAGAGTACTTAGCTAATCCGTTACAAATGGCCACGAAAGCCACTAATAAGGTATCGACGATAGGGTTAACGGCATCCTGAATTGCCATACACAGTCCGATTACGACTGCCGCCACTACTACGCGAACGGTAATCATGATCGTCGGTACGCCAAGTAATAAAGCTTTACTGATACTCAGGATTAGTGTCAAGAAGCCATTGGTAACGTTCTGTGCGTTGGCAGTAATAGTATTACTGAACGACACGAGGCCATTGGCGAAGGTCGGAAGCGCCGTGCCTATAACAGCAAGACCGGCCGCAAAGCCAGCCATAGCGGTGACAATCAAACCGAAGCCAAGACCCGCAGCGAGTAAAGCGACTGTAGATATCGCTAATGCCGCCGCTACCATCAGTAAGATAGGAGCAATCGGAGTAAGAAGCAAACCGGCCACGCCAAACACGACAAAGGCCGCCGCAAGAGAAACTATGCCGATTAGCGCAATTGGAGCTGCAGCACCGAGCGCAATTAACGCCGGAACAAGCAGGACCATGGCGCCTGCAATCAACAGGATAGAAGCCGCGCCAGCCATAGATCTGGAGGCGGCTTTGCCAATTGCCGTTAATACGCCGACAATAATCAGGATCGCTCCTCCACCCTTAATAAGCTTGCCGATGTCCATGTTGCCAAGAATGGTAAGGGGGACCAGCAGAAGCGTCATAGCGCCGGCGATCAGCGTCATGCCAAGGCCGACCGACGCCAGCTTATTTTCTTTTGATACAGCGGTTAATAGTGTCATCATGGCCATTAGAGCCACGACAGCGCCAATTCCCCGCCAGAATGCTTTAACAGGAATTTTGCCGATTATTTTAACCGGTCCGACAAGTTTGTTGACTGCGCTGGCAACGGACATAATGACCAGAGCCGCTTTAAGTCCCTTTGCATTGCCAGCGAACTTAGAGATCGCAATGAGTGCGCCCGTTAACACGCCTAGCAAGACAGCTACCTGCGCCACGCCGTTCCATGCAGCAACCAGACCGCCATCTTTATTAAGCTTGGCCAGCGAATGAATGCATGCTACAAGAATTGCGACAGATACGCCAAGCGCAATTACAACAGCAGCCATGCCAACAAGTTTTGCCGCCTTCTGGAATGCGTCTTTCATGCCGTCCAGGAAGTCAGTAACGCCAGTTTTTACATCGGCCAGCTTATCGGCGGCTACATCTTTAATGTCGGCTTTCTTAGTTCCATCACTGAGCTTGGTGAGCAGGAATATAATCATGCCGACGACGAGAGCGGATCTCGCCAGAGCATCTTCGTCCATGAAACCAAGCGCAAATATAGAACCGGCGATGATGGCAATAGCTTCAGCCATGTGCTTCAGGGCCTCGGCGTTCATCTGTTTAGCCGTCGCGTCGAATACGCCGCTCATAGAGTCGACCATATCCTGACAACTGCCAACGAAGTTCTTTGCCTGTTTGGTTACGCCGCCGAACGACTTGAAGAAGCTACCTATTTTGATTAGGAAGTAAGCCAGTGAACCGGCCTTCGCAGCGTCAAAGATTGTCTCGAGATGCCACTCGCCGAAAGTCTTCTTAAGGAATTCACCGATCTTCGCGAACTGCTCGCCAAATGTAAACTTCGAGAGGTCAAGCTTACCGAAGAAGCCCTGGATCCGGTCAGCGATCGTGGCCCCGCCGCCTTCTTTATTAGAAAACAGCCCGATAATCGCGTCTTTGACCTGGCCGATCTTCTCTTTAACTTTATCTAAGATGCCAACTGCCTTCGCGCCGTCCTTAGGAGCAGAGGTAAAGGACGTAAAGAAGTCCTTAATACTGCCCGCACCGCCTTTAACTTTGTCAATTAGCCAGGTGATAACACCCAGGATTTTCTCAAAGAATCCAGCTACGGAATCAGCTGACGACAGATGAATAAACGAGCCGATGAAATTCTTTACGGTCTCGACGGCAGCACCAAACTTTCCGCCGAAGTTCTTCTTGACATTGCCGGAGAACTTGGACACCGTCGCAGAGAGCGTCCCCACGTTTTTATTGAGCGGGGTGATCTGATCAGAGAATTTCTTGAAGGCCTCGCTGTTTTTAACCTTATCGATAACTTCTGTCGAGAAAGCCTTGAAGTTGTTTGTCGCGTTTCTAATAGACTTTGCCAGATTGAACAAAGTGGTCGCAAGCCCGCTGAGGAACGTGACGAAAGCGGATCCGGCGATAAGACCGAGCTGAGTCGCTAAAGTCACAAGGAAGTCGAGCAGCATTTTAAACGCATCGGACCCTTTGATAAGGTCGACGAACGTCATAATCGCTGCGCCGATCTCCGTGAACACTCTCCGAATGCTGACAAAAGCACGTAGAGCCGCTGTTGCGCCTTTCGCGCCATTGGCTACGGACTTGTACGCGCCGCTAAATGCTTCCATCAAGGTATGAACAACCAGAACCACCTCGCCAATGACACCTGCCACGATGCGGATTGCACCGAACAGCGTCTTAGTAGCAAAGGATACCACCATTTTGCCGAGGGAAAGAACCAGCTTTAACGGAGTTAAGATCGTAGTGGCGAACGCCTCGATCTCATCCTGATGAGAGGTCACCAGCTCCTCTAAACCAGCTGCAGCTACCGCCAAACCAGCACAGAACAGATTAAGCTGATCGGCTGTTACTTTCGGGAAAACGTCGGCGATGGCTTTACTTACCGGCTCCAGAACACCTTTTAAAGCCTTGAACGCACTGGTAAGAGCCTCGATAGTACTAGCTCGTCCGCCCTCGTCATGGAATGCTTTCCAGAAATCATTACGAGACGTCGACATTCCGTCGAATATCTCGGTGATCATTGCACTGGCACCGGAAAGAAGCTCTTTCGCTTCCTCGAAGTCACCAATAATATAGTTCCAGGTCTGCGTCCATCCAGACTGTACAGATTCCTTCAGCGTGTCGAATAACTGCGGAATGGTCTTGACCTGAGTAGCAGCATCACCGGCAGTCTTGGCGAGATCCAAGATCGCATCAACTTCATCTTCAAGATAGCCGTTAGCGAGAAGGGTCTGTCTAGCAGCGTTGTATTGTTCGTCGCCGACTTTCTCGTACGAGATCGTAAGGTTGCCAAGGGTTTCCGTTAATACATCGGCAGTGATCCAGCCAGATTTTAGAGATTCTCTAAATGAACCGGCCTTTGCAATCGCCTTATCGACATTAAAATCGTACGGCTGCTCGGAAAGTTTCTGTACTTTTTCCAATGATACGCCGAGCTCTTTGGAGATCTCTTCTGCCGACTTCCCCTGCCCAGCAAGGTTAGTAATACGACCTTGCAGTTCAACCATGGCGCGGGAGGTTTGTTTCAATGCATTCTGGAATGCCTCACCGCCCATGCCAGCGTTAACCACCGAGTTCCAGTCCTGAAGTTTTAACGAACCGGAAGATATAGCCTGAGAAAGCTGATACATCGCGGTGGATGCCTGCTGAGTTGTTGAACCAGCAACGGCCGCCAGGTTAGAAATACCCTTGATCGACTTTGTAGAAGTCTCCAAGTCAACACCAGCCGCAGTGAATCGGCCAATGTTGTTGGTCATCTCGGTGAAATTATAAATAGTCTGGTCGGCGTACTCGTTAAGTTCGTTCAACGACTTGTTAACGTCGTCGATTGTCGAGCCTTTTGACTTAGTGTTGGCCAGAATTGTCTGGACGGCATTCATCTGAGTATTGTACTCTTGGAAACCGGCCATAATGGGCTCAAGGGTCACGGAGTTAATCGCGTTCTTGAGCTTGTTCGTAATATCATCAGCAATATTACGAATAACGCCACGGGCGAATTCTTCCATGACGCTGAACTTTTGCTGAAGACCCTCTACAGCTACCTGTGCAGGGCCGAAATCCATGTTCTGAGCAGCCGTGGAAATCTGATCTAAGCCTTTGGCGGCGTTATCTAATTTTAATGCAGATTTGAGCTTGTCGAGGATGCCTAACGTAGATTGCACTTTTGATTCGAACAACGAGTTGTCGAATTTCATCTCTACCACGCGTTCGTCAATCGTAGTGCTCATTTCGTCATCTCCTTCCAAGCATCGTTCGCTATAGCATCAAATACCGGCTTCATGGCAGGGTTAATGTAATCTATGCCCCGCACATAGCCGCCGTTTTTAGTACCGTGGCCTGTCTGTATCAGGACGGCTATCGGTACGCCTTTTTCCAAATTAGAATTTTTCCAGGAGATAATGTAAGTACTCCCCTCGCGAGAAACCTCATAGCTCCACGAGGCCGCAGTTTTTCCCGTCCGTACAGGGGTCGCTGCGGCTAGAGCGTCTACGCCCTTTTGCCCGTATCGCTCTAAGATTCGCTCAAACTTCATGTGACGTAAGTTCATTAGGAACTTCTCGGTAGTCTTGAAATTTCCCTTATGTTCAAAGGAGATTAGCGCCATATGGCTTTACCCCCTGCTGTGGTATTTAGCTTTCCTTTGTGCGTTAAGCAAAGCATTGTTCCTAAGGATGTCGCCTTTGCGCATCTCTTTCGGAGGCTTGTTCTTCTCAGCAAACACTCGAATCAGCGTCAGTAGACGATTCAGATGCCATTTCTGGCAATCTATAGGGATGCCGTACGAGAACATCAAGTAATATATGACTTCGCTGGTCATGATCTCGCGACTGTGTCTCCTTTTAGCATCCTCACTGAACCATGTGGCAGTCATAGGATCGGCAATATAACTGCTGATCCGTTCCATCAGCGGGCCAGTGAGACAACGGTACACGTTTGGGTCGACATTTGGCGTAATCGTCATGCAGCGTATGTAGTCGAGTAGCTCTTCGTTGGTAATTGTCTTGTTACCGATGAAGTGCTTATGCCACTTGGCCTCCCATTTTGAAAGAGCGATTAATGAGTGCTCTAGCGAGATCGTTTGCTGCTTGACTGTAATGAACAGATTCTCCTCGGAGTCATAGAGTTCTGTCTCCGGGATCGTAATTTGCAGCATACGTGCACCTCAGGCTAATTATTTATGTGTAGCCGGCATTGGAGCAGGATAAGAAGGAGTGTCGAAGGTCGGCATAATGCCATTGACAAAGGCCGCCGCAGCATCGGCATCAGTCACAAGCTTCATAAACAGCTCGGAATATGCCTCGGTCTGCATGAACTCAGCGGAAAGTTCAGGCGACTTGATGAATCTCTTGCCGTCCGGGGACTTGACGCCGTAGGACTTTCTGAGAATGTCCGTGAAAGCATCCATAAGCTTTGCGCTGTCCTTCTTAGCGATGATCGTGTTAAGATACTGCGCCATGCCGCCGTCCATGCTAAGTTCCATGGTGGCCAGCTCAGCTCTGCTGATGTTGAAGCAGAACTCCTCTTCGCGCTCGGTGCCGTCGTAATCTACGTACTTAATAGTAGTCTTGTACATTTACCCATTCTCCTTTCTTAAAAAGGCCCCCGTAGATCTATGCGAGGGCCTTTCGTGTTTCAATTCCGCTTATCTGATCAAGCGGTTCTCAGGTCAGCAGAGCGATAACTTCACCCGGAGTGGGGAGCTCAGCATCCCCGTTTTCAGAGCCGTAAAGCTTCGCCTCCAGAGCAGCCAGCTTAGCGGGATCGACCTTAGTGGAGTCGATCTCAAGAGAGGCAACCGGTCTATACGGCTTGCTGTTGGCATCCAGGACCTCAACCACATTGTTGCTTGCGTCCAGCTTAGTAACCGGAACCTTGGTGGCCGTGACTTCCCAGGAGAAGGTGATCGCTTCGGGAGAGTCATTAACAGACTGATAAGATCTACCAGACGGAGCAGCGGTTGCGTTGTAAACAATATGAATCTTGTAGCCGTAGTCATCGAACATGACATCGTTACCGAGTCTGGTACGATAGGAGAAGCCGAACGGAGTACGACGCTGCTGGCCGAGTCTAAGGCCGGGAACAGCGAACGCAGATCCGTCACATACGGCGAACTCGTCCGGATACATATAAGCTTCGATCGTGCAGCCGAATTCCTCGGCAGAACGAAGCTCAAGATACTTAATGTTGTCGGCGTAAATCGGGTTGGCATCAGCACCGGACGGGTTTTCACTCACGCCGGTCAGGCCGTTCCAAGCAACGCCCTTGCCGTAGGTACCGTCAGTTCCCATAACGAAAAGAACTCCACGGTCCGTACCAGTCTCATACAGCTTTTCGCCAGTCTGGTCCCATGCAAGTTTGGCCATGTGCATTTCCTCCTCAGAAAAATATATCGAGTGTATCGTGTGCCAATCCGTCGGCGTCGAAGTGCCTACCGTAATTGGCGTATGAGAGCTCTAAGATCTTTTCTGCTATTGGGCTCATTAGCACACCGATCTTTGTAGATATAACGGTAATTCCATAGCGCCCCATCGTCCGATAGTTCTTGTTATCAGCTTTAATCTGATGCAGACCATCGAACGTATACACGATACACGGGTACTTTAATTTCACATTTTCGGGCGGCTCAAAATATACGTTTCGGCTGCCCAGAATCTCACACAATTTTTCATGCAGATCAGTTCTCTTCCTCACGTACGTATACCCCACCCAGACTTAATTCAAACCGAGGATAGTTCACGTCCACACTGGAAACTTCCCAGAACGTGCCCATCCATTCGGCGTATTTTATGTACTGGAAGTTCTCTATGGCGTACGGATCGGCAATAATGCTGATTGTGTTCGTCACGGTGATATCACTATTTGCCTTTTCGCCAGAGGTAGAGATCCTCTTGGCATAGCGTTTCACGTCGCCTCGGTAATGATCCTCGCGTTTTTCCGTAATCCACACGCCTGGGTTTGTGGGGTCCTCGTAGGTCTTTACAAATCCGATAATTCCATAGTACTTAGCCATAGCTAACTCCCAGTCATAAAATATAACTTAAATGATTACTCAGCCCTCTTAAGAACGATGGCGGAGTAGGGCTTGACCAGAGCACCGGAGCAACGGGTCTCGATCAGGTACTTCATCTGGTTGTAGTCGATGTCGAAGTCATCGAACATATTGATAGCACCGCCCTTATCAGCGCCAACGTTGTAGTCGGCAAGGTTAACGATCAGACCATAGATGCCAGCCGGAACAACTTCAGCCGGAACGGTAACGATGTTCTTGACACGCATGCGAGCGGAAAGCTCAGCCTCGGTCTTGTACTTCGGATAACCATCGGTGGTCTCCAGAAGGAGCAGGTCGGCAAGAACCTCATCGGTGGTGAAGAAGGTAGTGTTGCCGGAGCCCTTGTAGTCAGTCCTGGACTTGACGGCGACCTTAACCAGGTTGTTCATGGTCTCATCGTTGGTAGCGCCGTTCGGTACGGTCTTCTGGATGGTGTAGATAGCGCCATCAGAAACGATCGGGCGAATGCACTGCTCATTGATCTTGTCATCGGAAGCGGTGTCACGGCCGTCACCAAACAGAATGGCACGGGCGATTTCCTCATCCAGCTGGCCGCGCATCTCGGCCTTGATCCAGGCAACAACATCGAAATCAGTAATATCAACGGTATCGTCACGATCCAGCTGCTGCTTCTTGTAAACAGTGGTCGGAGTGGTGACGCGCTTCAGCAGGGTGAAGACTTCATTCTTCTTCAGGTTGCCCTTGAAGTAGCCGCGAGCCCTGGCGTCGTCCTCGGTGATGTTGGCGAAGACAGACTTGATCCGGGAGAAGGGAGAACGATGGACGCTGGACATAACGATGTTGACCCAGGTCTTGTCTCTCTCGATGAACTCGGGAGTGGTGTTAAGGGCGCGGGCTTCCGGGAACAGATAATCAATGTTCTCGATGCCATACTCCTCGGCATGAGCAAGGAAGGAGTCCTTCAGCGTGCCGTACTTCTTGGCATCGGAGAAGATCGCCTGCTGCTCGTCAAAGGTGAGAGTGTCGCCATGCTCCATGTAATCAGCGCCAGATTCAAAAGCGTTGTACTTCATATCGTTATCTCCTTCGTAATCGTCATTAAAATCGGAATGCTCGACCTCGTCGTCCTCATCTTCCTCTTCATCGGAGGCACCCTCGTCGAGCTCGTCGGCATGCTCAACAGCGTAACCGATCATTGCATAAACAGCGTTCTTCTGATCCTCGGTAAGAGTGTCGAACACTTCCTGGATCGTCTTGTCCTTGGACTTGTTATCAGCCATCTTATTGTCCTCCTTAGGCTCTTCGGCTTCCTTACTCTCTGCAGCATTTTCGGCAGGTGCGGCGGCATCATCCGAATGTGCGAGCGTAAAGTCGTCGCCGGTATAGATCCAAGCTTCGCCGATCTCGGTGTCGTCCTCTTCGCTGTGCTGCAGCGCAACAAAATCGATATATGCTCCAGGGTTGGCCCCAGAATATACCAGGCTAACTTCCCTGATGGCGCCATGCATAACGTCGCCCGATCTACTCTGCTTCAGGTTGTTAGCGTAAATAGATAACTTAGTGATGTCTCCGTGGTTTACCAGTTCTCTCGCCTGTCTGCCATCTTCCGTGTCATTGAAGCGTGCATAGCCGTAAACACCTTCCGGCCGATTCTCAAGATCGACGTGGCCAAGCACGTTATGCATGTCAGCATGCTGGTGCTGCCATACAAGCGGCACTCTGGCACCGTCCTGATCAGCGAAAGCGTTTGCGCGAATGGTTCGACCATCGGAGCACTTCAGGTCATTCCTGGTTACCCAACCAGAAAAGTCAAACTTTGCTCCCATTTTGAATTCCTCCAAACAGCTTATTCTTCGTCCTCATCCAACTCATCCAGCTCGTCATACCAGTTTGCACCAGAGCTTTCGGCCGGCGGTTCTTCAGCACTCTCTTCTTCCTCGGGATACTCCTCTTCGGGGTACTCTTCTTCGGGATACTCCTCTTCGTGGTACTCTTCTTCGGGGTACTCCTCTTCGGGGTACTCTTCCTCTGGAAGTTCTTCCGCAATGTCACCCTCGAGAGGCACGTCCTCCGGATAACCTTCTTCAGGCATCATGCCCTCTTCGCCAGCCGTATCGACGGTTGTAGGTGCGTCGCCTGCGAGGTCTGCACTGGGCATGTTCTTGTTGCTGAGTTCGTCCGCCCTCTCTCCATTAGCAGGCTTATAGCCAAGAATTGCTCTGAACTCATTAGACGACATGATCTCATTACGAGTCATCCTGTCTGCAAGGTCAGCCAACTGGTCAACCGGTACAAGCTTGAACGGATCTCTGTAGAACTTGACTGCCTGACCCTGAGATCTTGCGGTCTTGGTTAAGAACTTGCGCTGAAGCTCGTCCGTGATCGCGGATAGGATAGGCTCTATAGTACGGGTATAGTAATTCAGCATAATCTTCTCGTCTGCTGTCCCTTCAAACACTTCCTTCGTGATACCCAACTGCCCATATAGTGTGTTCATCAGGTATTCAATCTGGGAGAGTAAGTTATTCTCCAGAGAGCGATTCAACTGAGTTATGCGTTCCGTACCGTCAGTGTATGCGATTCCGTATTTGGAACCGCTTAACTGCATCTCAATTTCTTTGCGCCTTTGCTCGGCCTGTTGACGCCGGGCCTCGGTTTTAATGATGTAGGGAAGCTGGATGATCATGTCGAGCTTTCCAACACCAACCTGCTCGTCGATAGAGTCCATAAGAGCCAACTTGCGGATAAGGCGCTGTATCGTCGAGTTCGGTTCATTCATTACCGAGTAAAACGGGTTCTCGATAATGGCGGTAATAGCCTTGGGGAATACGATGTCTTCTCGCAGTCCGGTTTCATCATTGTAAAGATTTACCTTGACGTGATTCGGATACCACTCAACTACTTTACCCACGCGCATGTCAGTAATCTGATAGTTGGTGGTTACGCGAGGACTGTGCGATGCGCCGGTCGGAACTATGGCAATTACGCCTTCGTCCATCAGCGACATTACAGCATCCTGGCGGAAGGCTCGACCTGTCTGGTCTTTGTTTGCTTCCATCGTAAGGCAATAATTAAGCCCAGATTTGATCGTTCCCACGTAATGCTGGTTTTCGTCTAGCCGTACGTGTTCGATGTCAATCTGGGCCGCATCAACCGCTATTCTATTAAGGATCGCCGTCACCATCGAGCGATCATTGAAGTGCCGTGCCCGTATTCGATCTGGGCGCAGCATGCTTGCTTGTCCGTAGTCGAAGCGTGTCGGCTCTCGTCCGCGGAAGGCGTTATAGGCATGCTGGAGCCTGTCTAAAAAGCCCATTCGTTTACCTCCCTAAACCTTTCTTATCGCGTTCGCGCTTACGCTTCTCCATGAACTCGCGCTGATAGCTTACCGATCCAGCAGAAGAAGTGATCTTGCCTTTACGCTTCTTCTTAGCTGCATCAACAGCGGCATCGTATCTATCCTGCGCCTGATCTCTGGATGTGGCCGCTTTGGTTCTAGATTCGGCCAGACCGAGAGTTGTATTTCTATAGAGCTTGGCAACCGCAGCAACATTTCTCTGCGTACCTCTGGCAACTGTGTTATGTCCAACAGTCCGGCCAGATGCCTCGTTAGCCTGCCGTCGAAGGGTCCGTACTTCTTTTCTCAGCTGGCGCCCTTCTGGTGCGAACTTTTCTTTCCACGACAGTTTCTTGTACTGTCGATTAAGCGAAGCAGCTTTGGCTCTTGTGACCTGCGCTTCACGATCGGAGACACGAGCGAGATTGCGTTCATTATTGGCAGAGCGCTGAGCAGAGTCACGTATGTCCTTTGCCCACCCGCCAAATATAAACCGAGAGATCTTGCTCTTCTTCGATCTCGCCATTACCTTCTCAGACAAGCGATCAGTCATGGCCTCAGCTAGAGCGTCGGAGGTTTTCTTGCCCTTCTTGCTCATCAGGAAAGCCTGGTGCGACTCTTCTGTGTAGAAGTACCGAGTTTTACCGCCGACTTTTTCCTTGTAAAGCCACTTGTGCTTTTTCCAGTCATGCTGCAAGGCGTCTCCGTACGGCGAGCGCTCGACTATTGGATACTCTCCGAATGGTTTTCTACTCATTTTGATTTTCCTCATCTAGCGTTGACCGCCGACAGAGTCTTGTCACTCGGCGAGCAGTTATCAGTGCGAATTAGCTTGAACGACTTCTTGCCTCTTGCCAGTTTGGTCTGGTTGAGGATCTTGCCATTAGTGCAGTCGCGGAATACAATGCCGTTCTTTTCAACAGACCATACGACCATACGATTACCGAACTGCATGATGCCGCGAGCGCCGGCCTTAAGCTTCGACAGCTTTGACACCAGGCGATTAAAGTCTTTCTCCTCCGCCACCTGAGCGCCTTTGTATAGTGAAGCAACAGCGTTAATGTCGCCAGCATCCGCGTCAGAAGCCGTAACATTGTACCCTCTTCGTCGAAGGTCGTACGTTATACAGTTACTGCTGTCGTGTGGGCCGTCGCAAGCAGCCATGTCCTGATCAGGAGTGTGGTCACCTTTGATCTTAGGTAACTTGCTAACACTGCCATAAGATGTGGCGTCATTAGCTTTGGCAGATCCGCTGCCTTTGCCAGATCCGCCGCCTTTACCGGAGCCACCACCTCCTCCGCCACCTTTGCCCTTCTTCTTGTCGTCATCATCTGGCGCGACGTCATGAGAAGTTTGAGATACAGCAGGTTTTGGTTTGTTAGCGGCTGCAGCTCGTTTGTCAGCCTCAGCCTTCTTATTGGCGTCTGCTTTGGCTCTTACCGCATCGGCAAAGTTATTAATGGCCTTGCTGACCGGGTCGCCTTCAGCTTCTCGTTTAGCCCGATGTGCGGCAAGCTTAGCAAAGATGTCAGCAACAACGTTACTGCCGGTTCCTTCTGACGCTTGACTAGGACCGTCATCTTTACCGCCAAATAATCTGGACAGTAGACTACGTCCTTTATCTACGCTCTTAATCTTCGAAGCGATCGCCTTAACCTTAGCAGTAGCGGCGTTTTTCCTAGCTAGTGTTCGCGTCTCTGCACTAACTACACTTTTCTGGCCATTCGGCAGCTCAATTACGTCGCCAGGCTTAGAGTCCCTACGAAGGTAAGCCTCGTAGCTTTCTCGCGAATAGAAATATAGCCACTTGCGTTTTGGATCCTTCGGATTCTTAGCCTTTACTCGAGCGATGTACTTATGATCTTCTTTTTGCGCCCAAGCGTGCGCTAAGGTATCTTCGGTCTCGGTGTCGAGCTCAACTCGATGTACACAATAAGATCCCACCATTTTGAACTCCTCACTCAAACGCATCTTTGTTCACTTTGTATGCAACGTACGCGTCCAGCAATGCAGACACGTTATCGATCTTCTGCTCATAACGCTTCTTGAGCAGTTTGCGGTTACCATTTGTATCTTCCAGCGTAATGCAGTTGCCCATCGTATAAGTCATCAGCTGCTCGTCGAAGTAAAGCATACGATCTTCTGACAGCGTTTTCAGCTCGCCAAGCGGAACTGATTCTGTCTTCGCGCCCTGGATGACTTTCTCCATGCCGTATGGTCCGTTTTCTCGTTCCCAACGTTCGACGAATTCTCTAGCGTTGTACGGATCAAATCCGAAGCACCTGACATCGTAATCGTACTCCGTGATCATTCGATCCAGATCATCGTATACCGACATCATGTCGAGGACCGAGCCATCAAGAACGCATAAGCTACCTTCCTGGATGAAGTCTTCGTACTTGGTGCGCATGGCCATCGGTAACTTGCCGAGAGTCCTACTAGAAATGTAACTACGAACCTTTACGCCATAGCAGCCGTTATTAAGCGGGAACAGGAACGTGAATGCACAGAAATCATCGCCCTGGGAAAGGTCAGCGCCAAGCGCACACGGCATAGACCAGTAGTCTCGCTTCTTGTGCGGGAGGGTTTCTTCGTAAGTGAAGAAGTACGTGTAACCCTCCATGGGAATGCCGAACCGCTTTGCTAAAATATCGTTTCTAGCAGCCGGGGCCTTCTCTGCTCTTTCAACGTCGAGCTGATAAGTTTCGTAGCTTACAGTCTTACCAAGATTGGGATTGGCCTTGATCCACATGTCGGGATTGCCAACTTCATTGATGTCGTCCAGCTTGTAATACCAGATTGACACGTGCGGGTTGATGTATTCTCCTTTGAGAATGTCCATCAGCTCCATTTTGATCGTATCACCGGAACTGTTACGCACCGTACCTTCAGAACTGATGGCTACGATGAGATAGTCATCTTGCTTAGATGCGCCCTGTTCAATAGCGCCGACAACGTCCTCACGAATATCACCAGACAGCCATTCATCGACCGTCGCGATCTTCGCTCTGAGGCCCTGAAGCTTGTCGATGCTCATAGGGCGAACCTCCAGCAACGAGCCAGTCAGAAAGTTCTCAATGCCTTTTTTAGTAGAAGCGAGCTTCTGTCTATTAGCTTTGCTGCCGGTGGTATTTTGGAGAGATCCATCGGTCAGGAACTTGAACAATGGCCCTCTCGCTCTTGTGATCGCCGTACGTATCGGGGACATGACCTCGTCAGCCTGCCTCATTGTAGGGGCAGTAGCGATCTGATGTGTTGTAGAGGTGTCTACATTCAGGAAATATGACTGAATGCAAGCACCATACATAGACTTGGCAGCGCCACGAGCGACGATCAAGTACTGCTTGTTTGTCAAGCGTTTCTTAACCCTGCGTCGCACATAGCGCCCACCCGGTCCGTCTGGATTTGGCTGATAGATGCTCCTTTCGACGAAGTAGTACCAGCCAAATATCTGCTCAGCCCACAGCTTGAACGAATCAAGGAGGATCAAGTCCGATCCGTCTGTAAGCGTCATCTCGTTTTCGCAATATCGGACCCAGCCCTCGACAGCCTGGTCATCGTAGTAGATCCCAGGATTATCGATGAGCTGATCGATCCGGTTCATCTCCATCGAGATTTCTTTATTGACTGGTATTTCCCCTGCTATTACGGCGTCGCGAAACTGCCCGTAATATATCGGGACTGCCGTATTGGATAGCATAGACTATGTCCTTTTATTAAAGTTTGCTGCCGTTACGGTTAAAGAGATCGGCAGTAAGATCATCAACGGCATTCGAAGCGTTCATGAACCTGTCAACCGCCGCCTTGCCTTCAGCAGCAGCCCTAGCAGCACTATTACTATTAGCGGGCCGAGACATCTCGCTTGATACCGATGGACTCTCGACGATGTTACGAGCGCGTTCTCGATTTACAGCATCTTCTCGTAATCTTTGTGCGAAGCGTTCTGCTCGGGCCGTCTGCCGTTCACGGTAGGCCTCTGCGGACTGTCTAGACGCTCTTTCGGCGGATTCAGCGTCCCTATCTGTGGGGTGCGTCAGTTCATTTGAACTCTTACCGAACTTACTGGTAAAACGCTCTGCCCTGGCTTCAGCTCTGCGCTCTTCAGATCGCGGATTGTTAAACCGAACTTTCGACATGGTCGGAGTGTCTGCACTAGCTCTAGCGCCGCTCCTAGCAGCTTTAACCAACGGGTCATTAGCGTACCCTTCGTCCATCATCCGGTTCTTGTCCGCTGCTCTTTGTTCTTTACGAGTTGGGGGCTGCGGGCCGATCGGTTCGTTGTACTGATTGAGGTTGGCGCCAGCACGTCCAGGCTGCGGTCCGATTGGCTCATCGTACTGATTGGGGTTAGCACCAGCTCGAGGATCTTTCTTTGGCTCCTCGGTGGACTGATCAGTCTGATTTTTACCGCCCTTTTCTCCGCCTTTGTTTTTCTTCTTGCCGCCATAAATGCCGGTGCTAGAATCTGAGCTAGAGCTAGATCCAGAATCGGAATCAGAATTGCTTGATCCCTTGTCTTTCTTCTTGCCGCCAGAGTCCTTGGAACTGGAATTGTCGGAATCGGAGTTGCTCTTGCCTCCTGCCAGTTTCTCCTTCGCATCCAGGAACTTGACCAGTTCATCACCAACCAGGTTCTTGCCATTGGCGCGAGTACCGTTGGCCATGGCCTTGAAAGTCTGTATGGCGTCATAGCCGTCCGCAATCGTCTTGGCGATATCGACGCCAGTCTTAGCATAGCCAAGTACCATGTCGGCCATCTTCTTCGGTTTCTCAAGCTGCTCACGCGTAAGATCGGTCACACGGTTTTCGAGCTCAATTCGCTCTTTGAGTTCCTTAAGCTCCGCGTTGGTGAGCTGGTTCATGTTCTTCAGCCGCTTGCGAGGATCAGTCTTATAAGAGTCAAGTTCTCTCTGTCTCTTCTCGGCGGCCTTCTGTTCTTTACGAGCTTGGCGTGCTTTTGCTGCCGCGGCTCGTTTTTCAGGAGACGGAATGTGTCGCTTAACCATGTCAGCCGTGGCATTTACCGCATTTTGAATGTGGCGTTTACCCGCTGCAGTCAGCGAACCGTCTTTGTTCTGGTACCTTCGAACACCCCATCTCTGGCCTTTAACGCCGTGGTGCTCGAGGTAATATGTGCTACGAGTCACCCCGTAGTATGCTGTCATTTCCATAGTTAGGGGCTCCTTTATGTGTGTGCCGAGTTCCGATCATTGAACGTACTGAACAGTCAGCGATGGGCGAATGCCTGTATTACTTACTTGCTTTCTGCGCAGATATTCATACCCTTCGGCCGGGGTCATTCGCCCAAGCATACTGTTAAACGTTATGTTCGATGCCCAGCGCATACCTCGCTGTGTACTATACTCGTTTAAACGACTAAGCGGTGTCGTCATAAACGCGGCGTTATTTTGCATCCAGTCCTGGCCGCCAAGCCACGAGTCAAGTCGATCCTGACGACGCATCTTTTTGTAGTCTTCCCGAGAAGCGCTTTTAACCTTGGCTATCTTTTCAGTCCGTGCTTTTTCATTCTGCGCAGCCGCATACCGCCAAACATCTGCTTTAGCCGTTTTGCCTTTAGCGTCGAGTTTAGCGACCTTGCGATTGGTCCATTTATTAGCCCGGTCGTACATCAGGTTTATGCGGTCTACATTCTTCGCTTTCTGGCGCTCAAAGTTCGCCGCTCTCTTAGCTTCGCGTTTCTTGCCAGCCTCGGTCAGAGAACCGTCTTCACTACGGTATCTCCGTACGCCCCCATCTCTGGCCTTTGATGCCATGATGGTATAGTTCGTTTGTATACACCATTTTGAATCTCCTTAACCCATGGCAGACCGGAGCATGTAGGCATTGGAGTAAGCGTTCTGGCGCTGCTCGTCTGTTACGCGCTGACTTGTCTTGAACTCGCGATCAAGGCGACCCTTGCTAAACATTTGCATAGCAGTTCGCTCGCCACGATTCTTCATAAGGCCTGCTCTCTCGCGGTCGACGTCATCGATTGTCATGCGCATAACTCTGGCCCGTTCAGACGCATACATGCCCTGACGGTAAAGCTTCTTCTGCTTGAGGTTATCAATCTGATTCTGGCGCTTAGCGACCAGAGTTTTGCGAAACAGCGGGCCTCCCTTCGTCGCCAACCGAGCCATCTTAATCTGGGCCTTAGCGATCTGACGATCTTCTTTTCTCGTCTGTCTGCGATTCATCCGATCCAGCGTGCGGAGTTCTCTTCGCTGATAACGCTTGAGTTCTCGCGCAGCTCCAGCGGGAGTTCTCGAGCCGTCCGGATTCTGAAATCGCCTTACGCCCCAACGCTGGCCTTTGATGCCGTGGTGGATGAGGCAGTTCTGCTGTGCGTCGGAATGCCACAGATCAGGAATCGGCGCATTTGCATAGCGTTTTGTATCTGCTTTCATTTGTGCTATTGCCTCTTTACTATAGCCACCGCCGCTCTCTTCCCATGGCCCCCAAAATCCGTTTTGTTCGTATGCCGCAACGTCTATACTAGAGGCCAGGACTTTCTTAGCGGTGGTCTGCTGACGGTGGTACTCGACCGGATCGTCAGCATGATCGCCGAGCATATCTCCAGCCACACGCTCAGCTTCGGAGCGAGCACGCTTTAAAACCTTAGCGTATTCTTTGTTAAACTTATTCGGATCCGATCCTTTTGAGCACAGGTAGTAGTCGTACGAATTGTACATGCCCTGGTCTAGGTCGTCGTACACGAACGCTTCAATCGTCGCCTCTCGAGCTGCTGGATCAGTATCACCATGCATATCGGCGTTGGCATTGCCTGCAATCGTGCTGTAGCGTTCACGCTTCGGATAATAGTTGACGTTGGCATCAGCGTGCAGCTTATCTGCATACTTCTTGCTCTCGCCCATCATCTTATCGAACTCGCTGTCGACTCCGCCTTTTACGACCGAATCAACGACCCGCTTGTATTCTGCAGAATCAACTCCATGGCCACTCTTTATCAGATTAGCAAGTCTTTCGGCATCTTCAGCTGTAGCTTTCTTACGAGTTATAGACTCGCGCTTCTTACCAGCAGCCGTTCGCGATCCGTCTTTGTTCTGGAACCGTCTTACGCCCCACTTCTGGCCTTTGATGCCGTGGTGGCAGAGTTCATTCGTATACACCATTTTGAATCTCCTCCATCACGCCAGAGTCCACTGGTTGGTGTTCTGTTGATCGAACTGGCGGTTAAGATCTGCCTCAAGTTTCTTAGCATCAGCCTGAGCTCTGCGAGTAGCGTTGTCGTAGTCATTCTGGACTTTCTTGCGCTGACGTTTCGCCTCACTCTGCTGCCTGCGAACTTTGGTAAGAGCTTCGCTTGCCTGGCGTCCGGCAGTACCTCCTGTTGTGGCTACTGCTTCTTCCAGTTCTTTAGCCGCCTGTTCATATCGTTTCTCAGCATCGGTCAATTCTTTCTCGGCGCGCTTGAAGTTGTCGTAATAAGCTTGAAGCTGCTGTTGAGTATAGAAGTATCGCGTACGACCGCTCTTGGTCTTGACCTTCGCTATGTATCTGTGTTCTTTTCTGTGTATGAGATAGTTGCTCCATTCACCCATGCCGACCTCCTTAATACGGTACGTATTCGAGGTCGGTGTGAGTGTAGATCCGCCACTCGTACTCTTTGATCTTCTCTTCGAGCGATGTGGCGACTCCGCCACCTGGGTTATCGAACTGCATTCGGACCTTCAGCCAAATATAGTTCTGCACAAGGCTGAGGAGAACTTTGTCATCCTCTCCGACGAAGTCTTCCCACTGCTCTGTATCTCCGGTGATTACAAAGCCGCCTTTAGGCCCAACGCCGATCTGCGTAAGATAAGCCAGGTAGCCATTAATCGCCATTGTTAAGTCCAGGTCAAAGGCGTCGCCATTCATAGCACCGCCGATAACCTGCTTCGTATCATTTAAGATGCTTGACATGGTGCAGCCTCCTGGTTATTGATTACCGACCGATTTTAGCGTCCTGGACTACAGCGTAGTTACCGCCACTTAAATTCAACCGGTTCGACTTCTTCTTGCTGGAAGATTTCTTCTTACCTTTGCGATTCACGCGGGCCTGAGCTCTGCCGAGGAGGGAGTTCTCGTACTGTCTGCGCTCATCCGCAGCTTTGGATCTAAGTGTAGAAGCATTAGAAGCATCTGACTCCGCTTCTTCGCGATTGATTCTTGCGGACTCTCTATATCTGTCGCCGCCGCTACCATATTTACGATCCTGACGAGCAGCTGCAGCAGAGTCCTCGTGAGCCTTGCGATCCGCAATTCGAGATCTGCGCTGGCTTGCATCCGCCATTTTACTCCATTCTCTGGAGTTATCTTCGTGCTGACCACCGACAGCGTTACGGATCGTTTTACTTCTAGAAGCTGCCCCAACGAGCGCCTCGGCAGCCTTATCGGTTGCTGCTTCTTTGGCATTGCCAAGAGCTCTGGACGCCTTAGATCCGAGAGATTCACCGCTGCTCTTTCTGGTGGCCTGCTTAGCCGGCTTAGGCTGCTGGGTTTTTCTGCGATCGTCGGCAGCTACGCGAGCTTCAGCTTTGCCCAAGATGGAGCTATCGTATTTCTTCTGAAAGTCAGCAGCCTCGGAACGAAACTGAGATGCTCGCTCCGCATGCTCTTGAGCACTATTGCGTTTGCTCTCTGCGGTGCTGCGATAGGCGTCGCCATTGTCTCGTCTGCGGCTTAGCTCGGCTTTATAACGTGGGTCAATGGCAGCCCGGACTTTATTCAGTCCTCGTGCGGTACCGCTACGCGTATAGGATGCCGCTGTAGCGCTGTCCTGGCTAGCCGATCTGTTTAAAGCGTTAGCTTCGTTCTGGTGACTAGTGGCGAACTGCCGACGGTTATTGGCCAGATACTTATAGGATCCGCCTAACCGGTCGCCAATTGCTTCGTTCCTCCTAGCGACGCCAACGATCGCTCTGGCGCCGGTATTGAGAGCTCCTTCCTTCAGTCCGCGGAGACCCTGCTTAGCCTTATCGGCAAGAGAGCCTGCAGACTTGCTGAGACCGCGCTTGTAGGCATCGACTTCTGCCTGTGTATAGAAATATCTCCACCGGCCGTTAGCGAGCTTAACCTTGTCGATGTACTTGGCTTTCTCGCCTTTCTTAAGCCAGTGGATTAAGTAGTTGTGCTCGTTTTGCACCATTTTGATCTCCTTAACGCTCAAATCGATTTAAGTCTACGCGCCGGCGCTTATGCACTCCGGTGCCTCCAGACGTCACACGCTTCTTACGAGACTGAGGCCTCTGGCTTTTCTTCTGGTTGAATCCCGACTCGCTTCTTCGCTTCTCGCGCTCGGTTGCGGGGTCAGCAAATATGCTTCCGACTTTCTGGCCCTGCGGCGTCTGAGTAGTAGGCTTAGATTCTTGATGATTCTTTGCTGCATCGAGAAGTTTGTTACGAGTGGCCTTGGTGGCTTTGCGAGTATCCGCTCTTCTCACGCGGGCTTCTGCACGACCAAGAATGGTCTGATCGTATTTCTTTTGCGATTCAGCGGCGCGTCCTTGCCAATAAGAAGCCCACGAGCTTTCTTCTTTGGCCTGGCTGCGTAGTTTCTCAGACCTGCGTGAAGCATCATCGCTCCTATCATCCCAACCTCGACGATACGCCGAAGCGGACTTAGCCATCTCACGTTCGGAGGAACTTTGCAGTCTCCGGGCGTTTGCAAGACGCTCATTGGCAAGCTGCTGATCATGATTGGCCCGACCCTTTTCGTGGGCACCCAACCGTCCGGCAATTGACGAGTCCCTTCTTGCAACGCCGACAATAGCTCTAGCGCCAACGTCAAGCGCGCCTTCTTTCATGCCATGAAGACCCTGCTTCGCCTTGCCGGCTAACTCGCTTGCGCTTGTGCTGAGTTTCTGCTTGAGCTTATAAGCATCAAGTTCGGCCTGGGAATAGAAGTATCTCCACCGGCCGTTGGCCATTTTGATTTTGTCCACGTACTTGGCTTTCTCGCCTTTCTTAAGCCAGTGGATTAAGTAGTTATGGTCTTGTCCTATCATAGTTATTTCATTCATTCTCTATAGTCCGTCGGTTACACTCATTGCCTACGATACCTATACGCAGCCCATTCGTCGTCGCTGTCTCTCGCATCATAGGAGAATCCAACTTTCTCGGCTAGTTTTCGGGACCCGCTGTTAGTAGTTTTGGCGTCCCAATCGAGCGTAGTTACGCCGAGTCGGTCTGCGTTTTTGTTAAACCAGTCAACACCCTTAACGGCTAGGCGCTCAGCTCGTCCTTGATTTCTATACGCAGGGTGCGTTCCAATCGCGACGGTTAGCTCATCCGATTTAGTCGTGGACATTATGTCGAGGAACGCAACGGGTATATCGCCTTCCTTGTCGAGAAATCGTTTGACTACGTATTCGCCCTGCTGAACCGACAAGTACTCTTTGCCTGGCTCGTCGTCGCCTAAAAAGTACTTATCTTGTCGGCTCATGGCAGTGTATATGGCGTCTACTGATTCTTTTGTCCGTGCAGCGCTAGTAGCCCGCCTTCGACTAATGCCAGCAGCTGTCCTCGACCCGTCTTTGTTCTGGTATCTCCGTACGCCCCACTTCTGGCCTTTGATGCCGTGGTGCTTGAGGTAGTTGTGCTGATCGGGATACATGGTTATCTCCTGCTATTAAACTCTGGGCCAACCATTGGCATGTCAACGTCTGGAAGCATGCGCCCATATGGGCCCCAATCCGGTCCGTAATTCGGTTGCTGATCAGCGGCAGCATACGCATCGTATACTAGCCCCTCGTATTCTTTGTCAGTTATTCTGCTATATGCCGATTTGCCTTTCTTCGCAAGAGCGCGCGATTTCTTATCATGCTCGAGCTCATCCAACGTCATCGATTTAAGACGGCGCGTTTCTAGAATACTATAAGCTGTAGTATGGTTAACGGCCTCAGCAGCGAATAGCCTGCGAACATATGCGGACGCCAGTTCTTTCGAGGGCTTTTTGCTTGGGTTGTAAAAATCTCGAGTATACTGATAATCCTCTTTTGCCTCAAGCGCTTTAACCCGAGCATCTGCTCTTTTGAATGCCCGCTTCGCCTCTCGAATACTTCGGAAGTTTTCGGACTTCTTTATCTCTCGAGCTCTATAACGTTCCAGTCGTCTCTCGCGTCTCTTACCCGCCACAGTTCTCGTCCCGTCGGCATTCTGGAATCGTCTCACACCCCACTTCTGGCCTTTGATGCCGTGGTGCTTGAGGTAGTTGTGCTGATCTGAGTACATGATTATCTCCTAGTCACTTTTGTCGTCTTAACCTTGTCGGTATTCATTACAATCACGGGATATGTGAACCCGCCTGCCCAGTCCTCGGCATCGACGACGGCGTCATAGCCCTTCTTTGCGAAGTGATCAAGGACTTCTTTCTGAGTTCCTTTGTTCGTGTACAACGCTTGCTGTAGCCCATCAAATACATCCCGCCTAAGCTGGAACGCGTACTTGCCGACATCTTTATGCGTCTTGCTCTTACTCATGTCCTGAAAAATACGATCGTAATTGTCTTGGATCTTTAGCGCGTTGTACTTAGTCCAATCCGACTTCAGCTTTTCATCGCCATACCGATCCACAATATGGCTGGCTACCGTTTTACCGTTAGCGACTCGTAACTCGCTTACCGCGGTGAGGGTCATCTCATAAACGGCGTCGCCCTTTTTACCGCCAAGAGCGCCTTCGTCGGCTAATCGCCGGTATGCCGTCTTGTCGACTTTGGCGAGTGACGTGTACTTCGGACCGTCTAAAGACTCTTTCGGATTTGTCGTAAATCTGGTGAGCTTGCTCCCTACCGCAATCCTGTCGTCTCCATCAGCGCCAGTACTTACGCCAGCTTTTCGTAGTTGCTGATCGCGACGTTCAACCCACTTAGCATCCGCAGCGTTAAGGGGTTTAGAATATCGTTCAAGAGCCCGTTCTTCGATTGGACGATTGTCTTTGCGAGCTTGCCGCTCACGTTTCTTTCCGGCATTAGTTCTAGTGCCATCAGCATTCTGGAATCTCCGTACACCCCACTTCTGGCCTTTGATGCCGTGGTGGATGAGATAGTCTGACATGGCGGTTACCTCCAGGGGCATGTGTCGTTCGGGCGTCTTTCTGCTGGCGGAAGAATAAGCTGACTCTCGTCGCCGTAGTGGATCGCGTTGTGAGTTGAATGGCAAGTTGTGATGAGGTATTCAGGATCGATAAGAACATCGGAATGCTTGTCGATGTCGTCGATCGTAATGATGTTGAGATGATGAACAATGATCCGTGTGCCGGCAGGAAGTGGATGATCGGGGTCTCCTAAGTCACAGCCGTTGTCGCGAATGATCACATCTCGTCGTGCGTCCTTCCATTCTTTGGAGCGATAGAACACCTGATTGAGCCAGCGGTTGAATCCGAAGGTGGTTTCGCCAACTGGGTGCGAGAATTTCAGGTAATTGAAGCGTTCCTCGAATGTAGGAAGCTGGATCAGCTCGGAATACCGCTTAATACTCATCATCAGTCGTCGGAGTAGCTGAGTAAGACCGCATAGCTTCGAGCGCTCCCTTGTAGAGCTCCTCGCTACTCTTCAAAGACTGCAGCGCTTCGATCTGTGCCGTGAGTTTTTCGGCCTGGCGCTCGAGAATTTCCTTTTCGAGGCGCTCCCGAGTCGTTCCGAGCTTGAGATAGTGCACAATTACGGAGGGAGAGGCCGTTCCATCCCTCAATTGCTTCTCCGCAGCGTCCACCGCAAGGGCGATCATCTGATTCTCCCTGGCTTCCACACTAGTTGCTGGGCGGAATTCAGGAGTATCAGGACGGTCATGATACACTTTCGGCATGGTTTCTCTCCCTTCTTAAGTAGTTTCGTGGTACTTTAGGCGGCCCCTAAAACGAGGTGTGCGGGCAGAAATGTAACGGCTCGAAAGGAGAACCGGGAAAAAAGCGCTACATGTTCATCCTCGGCTTAGGAGCCCTCTAAAATATCACGCAACTAAACAAATAGAGGCCCAACCCTTAGGCTGAGCCCCTGAAAATATCACGCAAAGCAACCCCTCCGGAGAATTTCCGAGGAGGGCGGCGATGGAGAAGGGGGTACTTTTTAGCGGCGGGGGGGGGGGGCCGGTTGGGGGTTGTTTTTTTTTTGATTTTGTTTTTTGTTTAGTATTTTTTTTTATTTTTTTTTTTTTATTTTTTTTTTTTTATTTTTTATATTTTAGATGTTTTT